GTGCCTATGGCATATAGGAAGTGCTAATGCCGTATTTATCACGTTTTAACAACTGCATAATTTTAAAAATGTCGCTTATGTGTCATATATGTGTCTATTATATGTCGCTATAAGCGTCTTTTTTTATGCCAAAATTAAGTTAGAAAGAGAGGTAGTGCGAATGTTTTCTGATGAAGTTAGAGAAAAAATCTTAAGCAAAGAAGAGTTGCAGAAACTCGACTTAGTAACATTATCTCTTGTTATCCACGCAATCGAAGATGCTTTAGAGGAGGCAGACAATGAACAATCCTTATCAGGCACCTATGATGAATAATCCTTATATGCAATCTCAAAATCCGTATATGGATAGAATGAACTTTTTGCAAAGTTATCAGCAGAGCTTACAGCAACAGCCTATGCCACAGCAGATAGCAGGCATTAATGGACGAATAGTACAGGCAGTTGAAAATATTAATGCTAATGAAGTCCCTATGGATGGCTCAATGGCATTTTTCCCGAAGCAGGACATGTCAGAGATTTATGTCAAGGGTTGGAATGCTGACGGAACAATTAAGACGATTGTGTATAAGCCTTATACAGCCCCAAAAGATAATCAGACAGTAAATTCTATGGCTAATACAGAAAATGCTAAATTTACCCTATCAGACGAAAGCACACAGCTATTCCTGAATAAGTTTGAAGAGTTATCGGAGAAAATAGGACAGTTGGAAGATAGATTTGACAAATCTTTGGGACCACAGAGAAAAACTTCACGAACTCAAAGCAAAGGCGGTGATGAAGAATGAATCAGCAGTTAATTCAAGTTATAAATCAGCTTAAGTCAATTCGGAATCCGCAGCAAATGGCTATGAATTGCTTGCAACAGTCGGCACAACGTGGAAATCCTATGGCAAAAAACTTGCTTAATCAGATAAACAGTGGAAATACACAAGGCGCAGAGCAGATTTTAAGTAATTATATGAATACGCAGGGGATAAACCTTAATGACATTAAGGGAATGATGAATTAGGACATTTTGGGTTGTGCGCACATAATGACCGGTTATCCCATTTGTTAGTAAAATAAATGGAGGTAAACAAGATGTTTAATTCAAACGGAGTTAGTCTCGCAGATATTGCCGCAGTAACAGGCAATAATCGTAATAACGATGGTATGTGGGGCGATGGTGCATGGTGGATTGTAATTCTCTTAATCTTTGGCTGGGGAAACAACGGCTGGGGCGGTTTCGGTGGAAACGGCAACGGCACAGGTTATACAGACGCGGCTATTCAGAGAGGGTTTGACAATCAGGCAGTTATCAGCAAGTTAGATGGTATTTCCAACGGCTTATGTGACGGCTTTTATGCCATGAACAACAGTATGCTCACAGGTTTTAACGGTATTAACACAAATATCATGCAGACCGGCTATGGCATACAGCAGGCTATTAACGCTGATACAGTCGCTAATATGCAGAATACCAATGCTTTACAGGCACAGCTTGCTAACTGCTGCTGCGAAACAAGGGAAGCCATTCAGGGCGTAAACTACAATATGGCTACTAACACCTGTGCTTTACAGAACACAATGAACAATAATACAAGAGATATTATTGACAGCCAGCAGGCAGGAACGAGAGCAATCCTTGACTTCTTAACGAATGACAAGATTGCAACATTACAGGCAGAGAATAACGATTTGAGAAGAGCTGCTTCACAGGATAGACAGAATGCACTTCTGACTTCTGCTATGAGCGCACAGACAAATCAGATTATTGACGCAGTAAGACCTACACCGGTCCCATCATTCCCAGCAAGCAACCTTTACGGATATGCTTATGGTTGTGGTTGCAACGCAGGTTGTGGGTGCTAAACCGTATGTAAATTCATACGGATAACAACTGAATAATTGAGTATCTTAATTAAAGCAACTCAACTAAACCGATTAAAACCCGATTTTTAGTCCAAGTTTAGTCAAGAGTTAGTCAAGATTATGTCTGCTAAGCAGTATTACTTGATGTTGCCGACATAAATGTCGGGAAGATAAAGGGCAGGCTATAATGTTTGCCCTTATTTTATGAAAGAGAGGTAAAAACGATGGAAATAACAGGAATTGCATTACAAACAGTTGCCGCCGGAGAAGATGTGGCATTTACAGAAACACCGGTATGCGGAACTAAATGTATAGTCCACAGACAGGGAAGCGGAATTATCAAGTTAAGAGGTATTACAAATCAGTGCAAAGCTAGATTTTTAGTATCGTATTCCGGCAATATTCAGATACCAACAGGCGGTACAGTTGAAGAGATTTCACTTGCAATAGCGGTTGACGGAGAACCATTACAGTCAACAAGAATGATTGTAACACCAGCAGCAGTCGAAAATTTATTTAATGTATCAGCACAGGCATACGTTGACGTACCTTGTGGCTGTTGTAGTACCGTAGCTGTGCAGAATACATCTACACAGGCTATCGAGGTTCAGAACAGTAATTTGATTGCAATAAGGGAGGCTTGATGATATGCACAAATGGGCTAAACAGATTATGGAATGTGTCAAGGCTAAGGTTGAAGCAATCGGATTAGATAGCTTTGAGGGGCAGAACCTTGACGATTTAAAGGATTTTACAGAAATAGCGAAGAACATAGCTTGCTTTGACAAAGATTATAGAATTGTTGAAGCTATGGAGAAGTCAGAAGATAATGAGGATATTATGCGTATGCTTGAACAGTACGAAGATTATCCGGACAGAAGGTACTATGACCACTACCGCTATACAGATGGAAGATTTGCGCCTAAGGGACACGGAACATACCGCAGAGGATATGAAGAGCCACCTTATATGCACATGTACCCAGAAGCGGAACGTATGAGGGATATGGATAGGGATTATGGCAAGATGTACTATACAGAGCCAATGAACGAAAGCGGCTATGACAGGGCAAAGAGAAACTACACAGAAACTAAGGAAATGCACAAGGCTAACACGCCAGAAGATAAGGAACATAAGATGAAAGCACTTGACAGCTATATCAAAGAGCTTGGCGGCGATATTACACAGCTTATTGGCGATATGACAGCAGAGGAACGTAATCTTATGCGTACTAAACTTAGTACACTTGTTTCTAAGTTGTAAATTTAAGGGCTATGGGTAGCAATATTCATAGCCTTATCTCATTCAGAAAGGAGCATACAGATGATTTTTGCAATTAATGGTACAATGTGGCAAGTGCAATATAAAAATTCAAATTCGGGCGAATTAAAGCGGTCAGACAATACAGTCAGCTTAGGTGTAACTGACAGAAATACACACACAATTTATCTATCAAATGCTTTGCGTGGATTTATGCAACGCAAAGTGCTGATACACGAAGTCTGCCACGCAATCTGTATGTCCTATGATGTGTATTTGCCAATAGAACAGGAAGAGATATTGTGTGATTTTGTAGCAACTTACGGAGATGAAGTGTTTGATATTGTCGATATGGTACTTGGGGCAGTTAGGAGAGTGGGATAATGAGTGTAGATGAGCTGTTAAAAATAATTCAAAGAACCAATCCGGATATGACAAAGGAGAGGATGTTGGCTGAATTGAAAGAAAGCAAATACTCTAGTGCTGCACTTATTATGTCACTAGAAAGCAAAAAGTAGGCATTAAGCCTACTTTTTAATTTTTGCTAATAGTTCATTGTGTGTTTCCATTAGCCATAGAAGTAATTTTTTGCTTCTGTCCTCGGACTCTTCTTCTTTATAAAGAAAATGAGGTACAGGAAGCTCATAATTGTTGCACAATTTCATTGAAAGTTGTAGAACTTCTTCCCAATCTCCACGATTTTGAGCATTTAAAATCTGGTCAAAAATTCCGTGCCAAGCTGTAACCATAGTTTTTCTCCTTTTTGTGTTTTTCTTGCACTTTTAAAAGTGTCAAATAAATACTTAAGTTAAAAAATCAATTTACATTCCAATATGGGTTATTCGGGGAAAAAATTAAATTTAAAAATTACTTTACATTCCAATGTGGAGATATTCAAGAAATTAATAGGATTATATAACATTACTAACAATATGTCAAGGTTCTATACTATGTCATATTTTTTAGGGACTATCTTCCCTTTATTGGTACCTTTTTCAAAAGGTTTGATATATACCACTTTGCCTGACTTATAGTGTCTATAATGCCCTCTTACAGACCAACATTCTGCTACACGGACAATTTTCTTACTTCTGATTTTTGAAGCTACTGTCGGGCTATCTGTCTTGATTGAAACACCATTCAAACGGACAATATGTTCCTTGTTTGAATAAAAATTATGCTCTGAATTGTAAGAACTTCTTTTCTTTCTGTGTACTTCCTTTTGTTCGGGATGTAGCATTAGATAGTTAAGCCACAAGGTCACACCTAAAGCAGACATAAACAATGATGATAATTTTTTCTTGGTATCATTGTCCTCTTTACCTTTAATTGCGCCCATAATCTGACTTTTAGGGTCAACATAGTCCTCTATTTTTAAAGCACCGCCTATTGCCATCTCGCAAGGGAAAATGTATTTAGCAGAGCAAAGCCATGCAGTGGAATTATCCGTTACTGCAAGCGTATCTGCTTTAACAGTAATGGTATTATTTTCAATGTCTGAATTGAATATTACCATTCCCGATTCAGAGCCGTTTTTAAGGACAAACACGCCCTCTTTTAAGATTGGCATAGCAGGTACTTTTTCAGGAATATTTTTCATAAATGCTTCTACCTGCTGATACCTGTTAATATTTATTTCGATTTTATCCATATCGGCGGATTTTTTGTATAATTTTGCACCTTTTTTATTGGCTAAATCAAAAATCTGCTGATTTAAGTTATTTTTCATCTTTTCACTCCTTTCAAAATTTTGATGTAAACTTTTTTGAACCCCCCTATGGTATTTTGACTAGATTACAAAATTCTTTTTAAAAAATCCCGAAAATTTGAACCGGATTTCAAAGCAATTCGTTCTCTTTTTCGTACATCATAAGCAGAGTGGCAGCAGTCATTTTTACAATCCGTTCTCCAGGTTCAAGCGTGAACTCCGTCGCCGGGTCATTCTCAATAAAATTATAATCTTTGTAGAGGGTTACACCCTCTACATCCTGCACCACCACGTCCAATATAAGGTGGCTTCCAAATTCTGCTATATCCTGCTTAAGCTCGTCAATTAGTTCCCGACAGTCATAAGAAATTTTTATACCGGCTTTATTCATAAATGCCACAAATTTTACCCCCTTTCCTGATGTATTTTGCGATTAGGGCATACGCCGACGCAATATCAAAATCATAAATGCCGATAACTGCTACAGCTTTATCAAATAGGGCAGCGGTATATTCCGGAACATTGCGGCGGATGTCTTCTCTCAAATCTGCAAGGGAATAACACTTGCCGAGGGTTTCCCAGATATAGGCACATTCGCCCTCTAACCCCATTATTTTGTTATATTCGTCCAAAAAATCCCGGACAGAGTAACCTTTTACACCGGGAAAATGCCTTTTTGAGCATGAGACCGTCTCAAACTCAAATTCTTCCTTTTTGGCAGTAATTACCGCCTGTTTTAAGTTTTCAAATTTAACCATATTTTTCTCCTTAAAATATAATGCAAATTTTTTACAACCCCCCTAGGGTATGGTTTCCCTAGGTGGTAAAGTTAATTTTAAAATGTGGCAAAATTTCAAGGCAAAATTGCCCTGATTTTACCGCAAAAACAGGCAAAAAACTTTAGTGTCCTAAAGCCTGCAAGCGTTCAAAATCTTATCTTTATTATACACCGGGCAAGGTCACCCGGTCAAGGTTTGAAACGCAAAAACCGCCGCCGGTAGTGATCCGGCGGGCATCCTCTGCGGCGGCTAATTCAAACAGTTTTCAATATTTTTCGCAAGGTGCGGAAAGGCTTTTTCTATGTCTTGTACGCTGTCGGCGTAATAATCACCAACAATTTTTCCAAAAATGCGAAGATTGCCGGAATAAAATCCGCCTAAATCATTAAAATATATGTCTAATCCTGTCACCTGTTCCGGTTTGTCTCCATGCCACATATCAATATTTGTTTTTCCCATTTTCAAGTCCTCCATATTCAAATTTTTCCAGTTTCCCGGTAAAAGCAAGCCGGGGAATCGAACTCCGGAAGCGCCAACCTTGCTAATTAATTATTTTGTTTTTGCAGCGCGTTTTGTAAGCTCTCTGTAAAGCAGATTACATGCTGTCGCTTCTGCCTTATCCTCTGTATATCTGCCTTTTTCCTCTTCTGTCTCGTCTAAAATATCAGCAAGCCAATCAACGGCAGAGCCCAAAAAAATATCATCAGAAATAGGGAAAGCTGTAGGAAGTCCTGCCATCCAGTCACAAAACAAAGAATATTTACTAATTCTTCCGGCTCTATACTGACAATCATATTTAACTTTCTCGTTCTCAAAAGCCGTTAAAATGTCTTTGCATATTCCGTTGTAGTCTGTCTTTGTTTCCTTGTTGTCATATGTGTAATATTCCTCTGCTGCTTCGTAACTCTCCATGATTGCGTTTTTAATTGCTTCCATTGTTTCTTTGCTGTTTGTTCTTCTCATTTCTTTTTACCTTACCGCCCGCTGCGGTTCCTTTCTTTATTTTGTAGCTTAATTATAACGCTAGCGTGATATATTTTCAATATCGGAAAATTATACAAATATAACGATAACAATATATATATTTTTATGCAAAATGTATAACGATAACGTTACATTTTGACAAGAGTATTTTTTTGTGATATTTTATTAAAAAGAAAAATGGAGGGCAAAAAAATGGCAACAAGTAAAGCACAGATCAGAGCGACAAGCAAATACGAGAAAAAAGCATATTTTAAAACGCTAGTTAGATTCAGAACAGAAGACGAGAAGCGGATTAGAGAAGCAGCAGGGGAAAGCCTAAACGGGTTCATTGTAGCGGCTGTGATGGAGAAATTGCAGAAAATAGAAGAGGCAGAAGACCCAACTCGGGAAAGATCTGGCAAATGTCTTTTAAATAATTGATAAAACTTTAAAATATCGCTTGACTATATAACGATAACGTGATATTATACAAGTATCAAAAGAAAGGACCAGCCACAAAGGTTGGAGGGTGGAAATTATGAAAGCATATTTCACAAGCGTTTATTGCAACGAGGACGGAGCCGGCGAGGTTCTGAGACATAAGACAGCAGAAGCAGCGAGGGAATACCTCGGCAGCAGATGGGAACATCTGACAGACAGCGAGAAGAAAAAATATAAAACTGGTACTTATGATACTTTTAAAGCCTTTGAAGTTGAAGCAACAGCGGAACAGTTGGAGCAGATAGAATCTGGCGACATTGCCGCGGAGGATTTGGAAACGGTAAACATTAAAAACTATCTGAAGCCGGTCTTGTATTACATAATCGACAAGAGAGACAGGAACGCAGAAAGCGAGGTAGAGGCTTACACATTCGAGGAATTAAAAGCCTGCTTCCAGCCGCCGGAAGACTTCCCGGAAGAATTAATTGAGGAATGGGAAGAAGTGGCGGGCCTGTATGACCTCAAAGAATTTTTAAAGCATGAAGCCGGCGGAATGGAGCAGCCTTACGAGTTCGAAACTGAAAACGAATAAAACCAATTTAAGACCCGGAACGGTTCCGGGTCTTTTCTTTTTTGCCCTGAATCGCCTTAAAAATGAATTTTCATTAATAGTATTATTTAAAATATTTTTTGATTAAAAAATTAGAGAAAGAAAAAAAGAAAAAAGACAGAAAGAAAAAGAAAGAAAGAAAAAATAAAAAAAGAAAGAGAGAGCCTACAAAAATTTTTTTCCGGCTTGATTTTTTCAAAAAAATAAATTATCATTTGACTAGATACAACAGAAAGAGAACACGTTACAGACAGATGAGCAACAAGCACTGCTTGAAGTCCTGAACGTGTTTTTTATTTTTGACGGAAAGGAGTGAACGAGTTGGAAAAGGTAGAAGAAACACCAGACACGCCCGAGGTGTTTAAGAATGATATAGAATTATATTTAGCGCAGTTTTGCGAAGAACACAATATTGAAGACATGACCAAAGAACCGCAGAGCAGATGGAATGCCGCTCTGATGTATATAAATAAATACGTTTTTAGCGATAAAAGTATATTAAAGCTAAATAAGAATATTAATAAAAATAACACTAACTGCATAATGGATAGTAATTTTTATATGTATGATTTAGATAAATTAGAGTATATATTATATATATATTATTATTTATGTTCTGTATATGATAAAGAATGCAGTATAATGGGATATAGTTTATTAACAGGCATTAATTATGATACATTAATGGACTGGGGAGCAGATGAGAGAAAACTAAGTACAAAAGGCTTCGATATCGTGCGAAAACTGCGCATTTTTCGCGAAGAAAGTTTATCAAACAAACTCGCAACCGGCAATAAGAATCCGGTTGGCATTTTAGCAATTCTTAACAGACATTACGCGTGGAATCTGCCAGGAGTTAGCAAGGAAACGAACCAGCGGCAAGCCTTGACAGCCGCAGACATACGCCAACAGCTCCAAAACTCCGCCGATAGTCCTTTATTGTCTGACAATTTAAGCCAAAAAGACCCATAAAACCGCTAATATTACGTTTTGATGTCGCAAAATAAAGATTTTGCGACGTACTAATTGAATAAATCAAACATATTGATATATTTTATTATGTGGGTGTAGCAATGCACCCACAACGGCAGGACCTGGAGCATAGACGAGGGGGACGGGGTTTATAAAATAGCCCAATGCGCCGCCACTTAGTCCCTCAAATATCTCAAAAAATAAAAAGCCTATATACATACTTGCAATATACATAACTTTTATATATAATATATATATCTACAATTCTGATAGGATAATCTAAATATTACCCCTTTATAAATTAAATAATTAAATAGCTCTATCGCCAAGTGGCAAGGCACAGCACTTTGACTGCTGCATTCGTTGGTCCGAATCCAACTAGGGCTGTTTAGCTGTTTGACAGCTAATACCATGAGACCCCTTAAAATATTATTTACCCATGCAATTTAAAGGTTGCCGGGAAGTTTCAAGGCTTCCAATGGGTTTAGTCCGTAATTGGGACATACGGACATTTCTTCTCCTTAATAAGTTAAAATCAATCTGGTTGGGGATATAGTTTAAATGGCAAAACTTCCAATGCAGGTTCAATTCCTGCTATCCCTACTAGCCTAGAAATAGGCAAGTTTTTTTCATAACAGTACCCCTTTTATGTGAAAATCAACCCTACAGATGTAGACCGTTATAGGCGGTATGGTTTTGGGGAAGCAGCAACGATTGGCGGTGTTGCGGCTGACTGTAAATTAGTTCCCAAGTGGTAAACAATAGAGGTTCGATTCCTCTCTTCCCCATTTAAACATGATTACCTCAGTGCGAGCGTGGTGCAGAATGGTGGTTCGATTCCACCTGTGAGCGTAGCCCAGCAAAAAGGTACTTACCGTTTCTTTACCTATTTCTTGACGATATAAGAAAATTTGGCAGTGTTCCCATAATGGTATTGGAACGGCTTGCTAAGCCGCCGGGCGTTTATTTGCCTTGTAGGTTCGAATCCTACACACTGCGCTAACTTACGACAGGGGCGAGCCTTGCCGTAAGCGGTAGAAAGTCCGCATGAGATTGTACAAAGTGGTGGCAAAAGCAATTTCAGGATATAGCAGCTCCACCACACTGCTATATTTGCCGTATGTCCGGGTGGTGAGGAAGCGGTCTTGAAAACCGTTGGCTGTAAAAGGCTTGCAGGTTCAAATCCTGTGTACGGCGTTCTCACGTGTAAACAGAAAAGAGAAATAAGTTGTTGGTTATCTGTATTTCTCTAAAACCATCTACATGCGAGCTGATGTGTGACGGAATGGGTAAACGTTATTGCCGTAAGATAATTCGTTGAAACCGGCAACTTAGATGACGAGAGTCGCGACAATCATGTGTGGTTCAAATCCACACCACATCAATTATAGCGGATAGTTCAAACGGAGATACCTCTTGACGACACCAAGAGGCCACAGGTTCAATTCCTGTCTATCCGATTATCAAAAACAAGGAGATATGTCTATGGCGCAAGGAGTTAAAACACGGGACATTGATAAGTTCTCGGAGGGTGTAGCAAAATACTTAAACAGAGAATGTAGCCAAGTTAAGGCAGCAAAAATAGCCGGAATGAGTGTTCCAACTTTTATGAAATATGTGAATAAGTTTCTAACCGGCGAAGAATTACCGGACACATTATTTACGCTAAGGAAAAGATAACTAGGAGGGATATAATATGTGTGAATTTTGCGAAGAAACAAACTTTAAAAGAGTAGATGGGTATGAAAAAGGGAAGAAATATACAAAAAGAACAAAAAGCATTTCTTATTCAAGAGATTATGAACTCAACGAAGTCAACGGAATAATATTAGTACTTGACGAAGACGGAGAAAATCGACTGTATTTCGACAATTCGAGCTGGGAATACGCAAGAGGATATGTAAAAATCAACTATTGCCCTATCTGCGGTAAAAAGTTGGTGGAATGATGGCTAAAGAGGTGTTGCTTGACCATTCAAGCGGAATTGTTAGATTATTTCTTGATGGTGAATTTTTAAAAGGAGTAATAAGTATTGACGGTATATCCGATATTTATCAAAAAGACACGGCAAAAGAAATTAAAATAACATTACTAGCAGATGAAGTTAAAGTAAAACTTCCAGATGGAGAAATAAAGGATATATCAGAAATGTAGAAAGCCGGTGCAAGAATGAATGATTTTTTTAAATTTTTTGACGATAAAGCAAAAGATTTTCCGATGCATCTTAAAATTACTTATAGCAAAATATGCGATTGGAATATTTTGATTTATAAAAGCGGCTATGCTGATTATTACCCTGAAGCTAAGCGCAATGGCGGAGATGTAATAATTGTCAATGAAAGCGATTGCGACATGGAACTTTGCTTTGCTAAGGCGCATGTAAAACTGAAAGAATGGCTTTTGGAATTTGATGGCGGATATTAAGGCGGTGGAAGAATGAGTAATATACATAAATTCAAAGTAGAACCAATAGAAGGACACAAGGCATGTGCTAAAGTTGCAGTTGATGGCCAACAGTGCTTATGCAGTTCGTATAAAATAGAACATTATGCCGGAAGTCTTCCAAGGGTCGATATAAACCTTTTTGCTGATGTGCAATATGAGCAAGACGCAGAAATCAACATTGTAAACTTGCACGAAATAGCTTCACTGATGGACAAGAAAACATTCAAGGAGTTTCGCAGAGCTTGGGAGGATATTCACGATGAAACATAACAAAGAATGGCACACTTGCGACAGGTGCGGTGCAGAAATTAAAAAAGGAATATTGTGCGGAAATTCCATTACAAAGAATGGTATTTTAAATGTCACATACGACTTGTGCTATGAATGTATGGAAGACTTTGAGAGGTTTATGAGGAATAAACAGGGATAAAACTGCCATATTGACAGAGGGCATAAAAATAAATTGCTAGGAGTGATTGAATGAAATTAAAGGTAAAGAAAAATATAATAGTTTTACCATTCACGAAAGGAGATAAGTATTATTTAATACAATTTAATTATAGCATAACAGAACGCGAAAACAGGTATGACCATGTTACAAATAGACCTATTGCTTTTGCAAAAAGTAAAATTTCTGGGTATCAAATAATTGAAAGAGAATGGACATCTTATTGGGAAATTGTGCAAGCCATTGAACATAACTTGGTTGGAAAAGAATATTTTGTAAGCGAAGAAAATGCGATTAAAGTAGCAGAGGAAGAAATGAAAAAAGGTAAAGTATCACAGGTGGTTTTATGAAGTATACAGATACAAAGATTTGTAGCGGATATAGCCACGAACCAAAACCTTGTGAGCATATAATGAAATGTGACCTTTGTACTGGTCCCTTTGTTGATACAAACGGAAATGAACGATATGTATGCGGTCCAGGAGTTACAGATTTTAAATGTAAAAGAGATAATCCAAACTGGAAGCCTTTGACAAAAAGGCAGTTTATTGAGTTGTATAGCAAAATGCCTAACAAGACAGATATAAGCATTGGAGAATTGCTCGAAAAAGCAATAATTGATGGAATTATGGAGGGCAACAATGATGGAATTTCAATATAGAAAAATGACACAGGAGATAGCTAACATGGCATTAGACAATGCCACAATTAACAATATTCCGTTTTGTGAATGGATTGATAATGTAAGTAATGCTTATACAAATAAAAAGTGTAATCTGACTTCTTGCCGATACAATGCAGATGGAAAATGCACCAATGACGAGAAGAGAAAAGAATGTGTTGAGGTATCAGAAAAAGTGTTGTGCATTGATAAGAAAACATTCAGAAAGATTGATAATGTTAAACATATCGGCGATGAGGATGACAAGCCGATAGAAACATCTGAATTGCACGATATGACTATTGACGTTGATATTTCTGTTGACGCAGTTAATGAATATGCAAAATCAATCTTAGGAAGATACCCTAAAGACAATATGGAGTTTTCGAGAGCTTTAGCAATGAAAATCTTAGAGGAAACAAAGGCATTAGTGAATAGCGTGAGAAAGGAATGAGGTTATGAAAAAGAAAAATGTAGCAGCCGTATTAGCACTGACATTGTGTTTTGGAATGACTGGATGTGCGTCATGAGACAGAATGGTAACAGATATGAAAAGTGATGTAAATGGCGGTATGCAGAGAACAATTACTGTATATACGGCAGATGGTAAAGAGCTTGCAACATATGAGGGCAAAATTGATATTGATACAAATGATGGAGGATATGTCAAATTTGATTTCAATGGCAAGAGATATATCTATTATAACTGCTTTGTAGAAAGCATTGCGGATATTGATTAAGTGATATTACCGGCTACAGATTGATTGTAGCCGCTACCCTAGAAAAATTATAGGCAGAGGTCTATAAGGCACTTCTGCTAAAAAGTGGAGGTGCTTTTCTTGAATCCTGAATTAGAATCATTAATAAATGATTGTGAAAAATACATTACCCAAAACGGAGTAGATGAAAACATTATAGAAGCTTACTACAACGTGTGCCAGCTTGCCAAGAATGAGGGTGAAATTGGCACAATGTTAAAATGTACGGCTAGGACAAAAGAACTCATAGAAAAGGCTTGTATGCGTGATATAGGGCTATCTATGTGGGGGATAGAAAAGTTTGTCTTTAACAGCAAAAGCTCTTTTGATTTACTTGATAAATACTATGATGTGTTATTACTTGAAGCTCAAAACAGAATAGTTGACAGTTATTTTCAGTACATAGAGAGAAAAAGAGAGCCTAAAGACAGATTTTATATGCCACGAAGAAAGCAATTAGTAAAAATTGGGCTTATTGATGCATTGCAAGGCATGATTGATGATAAATACGACATATTGTGTGTAAGCCTAGTGCCAGGAGCTGGAAAGAGTACGATTGAGAAATTTTTTCATTCAGCAGTTGCCGGCTGGTTTCCAAAAGACTACAGTCTATTTTATTCACACAGTGGCGATATTACACGAATGTATTACGATGGGGTATTTGACATTGTTACCAATGATGATGACTACGCATGGCATGACATTTTCCCTAATCTATCGGTTACAAGCACCAACGCAAAGTTAGAGCAGTTTAATATTGGCAAATACAAGCCTTTTCCGTCGGTACAATGTACATCTGTCGGTAGTAAAAATGCCGGTAAAGTCCGTGCGAGTAAATTTTTGTTAGTTGATGATATGATAGGTGGAATTGAGGAAGCCTTAAATCCTACAACACTTGATAAGCTATGGGATAAATACGCAATAGACGCAAGACAGCGTAAGACACAAGATACGGGCGGAAAGCCGTGTAAAGAGATACATATTGCTACGAGATGGTCAGTACATGATGTTATTGGCAGAATAAAAAATATGTATGCCGGAAACCCAAGAGTAAAAATTATTGCGGTACCAGACATAGACCCGGTAACAGGCGAAAGCAATTTTGATTATGAGTATGGCGGTTTTACAAAAGAATTTTTTGCCGACCAACAGTTACTTATGGATGAAATCTCTTATAAATGTCTTTATAAACAGGAACCTGTTGAACGTGAGGGATTATTATTCCCGGATGATAAAATTCGCAGATACCTTAATCTGCCGCACGGAGAACCGGAAATTATTACGGCACAATGCGATACAAAGGGCAAAGGTACGGACTATTTTGTTATGCCGATACTGCAAAAATATGGCGAAGATTATTACTGCGTTGATTGCGTGTGCGATAATGCAGCAGACTATGAAATGCAGTATGAGAATGCGTCAAACACATTAGTCAATAATCAAGTACAAGAGTGTGAGTTTGAGCGCAATGCCGGTGGCGACAGAGTGGCTATGGAAGTTAATAAGCGAGTTGAAAATAAAGGGTGGATATGTAACATTACCGACACACCGACAGAAACTAACAAGGAAGCACGAATTTTCCAATGCTCTAACTGGATTTTACAACATGTTATTTTCAAAGACCAGTCGCTCTACAAACCTAATGAGCCATACGGAGTGATGATGTCACTATTAAAGCAGTATTCAGTATCAGGTAAGAAACAATTAGATGATGTTCCTGACGTTTTTTCAAACTTTGCATTAAGAATAACGCAAGGGAATAAAACAGCTAAAGTTGAAGCCACTATAAATCCATTTAGGAGGTATTGATATTATGGTAACAAAGGAAGTTTTATCACAATATTCAGACTTACAGGAAGAAGTAAAAGAAGTAAGGCTAAAGATAGAGCGGCTTGAAAAAGATATAAGTAAAATCGAAGCCGGGGAAACTGTTGTAGATTCTGTTAGCGGCGGAGATGGTGGTAAACAGCATTTTAAGATTGAAGGCATACCATTTCCAGAGTACAGTAGAAAGAAAACACTTCTTTATGCCAGAAAAGCCACATTGCAGTTGCTTGAAGATGATTTGTTGGAAAAAACCAATGAGGTTGAAGAATTTATAGCAAAACTTAACGATAGCAGGATGAGAAGAATAATTAACCTTAGATTTTTGGAGAACAAAAGCTGGATCCAGATTGCACATATTATAGGTGGAAACACAGAAGACAGTATTAGAATGGCTTTCAACCGATTTATTGAACAAAGATAGCAAAAGTTGTTCGATTTGTTCGGAAACAATATTATATTATTACGATGAAAGCATTACTCCATAGACAATTTCTAAAAAAGTATCGTTGCTTAATTGCAGCGGTGCTTTTTTTATTATGCAAAGAGGTAACAAAATGGATTTTTATAACAACAAAGACAAATCAATTATATGTCCTAACTGCCACAAGTTTTTAACTAAGGCAGACAGTAGAGACCCAAGGACACATAAATTAACGTGTGGACATTGTGGGAAATGGATATGGTATGTGCCTAACGATGATGATGATTTTCAGATTAAAGAAATTCCACAGAGCAGAAGCTCAAGTGGTATGACATTTTATTAGGAGCAAGATATGAACACAATGTATTTTCAAGACCTTGTTAGAGGTTGTTATGGCAGAAAAATTGCATATACAAATGTAGACAGGATAACAAGAGATAATGTTGTTAAGGTTATTGGAAGTACTATTGGTATATTTAATTGGAATAAGCCAGTTATCAAGTATCTGTGGCATTACTACAAAGGCGACCAACCGATATTGTATAGACATAAGCTGACTAACGAAGATATTACAAACAAGATTGTTGAGAACCACGCATACGAAATTGTTCAGTTTAAGGTAGGGCAGACGTATGGCGAACCAATCCAGTTTATTAGCCGCAAAGATGATGAAACTATCAATAAGGCGGTTGACATACTCAATGATTTTATGGCGGATGCCAATAAGCAGGAGAAAGACATTAAGGCTGGAGAGTGGCAGTCGGCAACAGGTACATCATTCAAAGCGGTTCAACCTAAAAATGGAGATGTACCATTTAGAATTGTAGCACCTACGCCCCTTAATACTTATGCTATTTATAATGAGAGTACTGAAGAACAGATACTTGTTGTGCAGGAACTTAAAGATGAAGATGGAAACTGGTATAAGATGGCATTTTCCGACACAATGTCATTTAGAATTGTTGACAGCAAAGTAGCAGAAACTAAACTACATACATACGGCGAAATCCCTATTGTTGAGTTTCCTAATAACCACGAAAGAATATCTGATATTGAGCTTGTTATAGGTATGTTGGACGCTATTAATAATATGCAGTCTAACAGAATGGATGGCATACAGCAGTTTGTTGAGTATTGGGTTAAGTTTGTTAATTGTGAAATTGACGAAGAGAACTTTAAGAAAATGAAAGAAAATCACGCATTGGTTGTTAAGTCAATGAATAAAGATAACAAGTCCGATGTCGATATTATGACACAAGAGCTTAATCAAACCCAATGTCAAGTCGCTAAAGATGATTTGTGGGATAATACATTATCCATATTAGCCATACCGACAAAACAAAGTAACACCGGCGGAGATACGCAAGGGGCAGTTCAATTAAGAAACGGATGGGACTTCTCTAAGACAAGAGCAAAATTAAAAGACCCTCTTATCAAATCATGTGAAAAACGACTAGCCGTGGTGGTTCTTAACATATTGAGACTCGCCGGAGAAGATTTAAAGCTGTCAGTCAGAGATTTCGATGTACAGATAAATCACAGCCCACAAGACAATATGTATACTAAGGCACAGACGTTGCTTTTACTTTTACAAGCTGGCATACATCCACTTGTTGCAATTAAGACAGTTGGTTTATGGGGCGATTCTGAAAAAACATATGTATTATCTAAGCCATATTTAGATAATCTATACAAAACTATTAAAGATGTAGAAGAACAAGAAAAGAAAGCACAAGAATTGATAAATAAAATGAATACAGATGGCACACAGAGTCAGACAAACAAAGATAAGACGGTCACCGAGTAATTGGTGGCTGTTTTTATTTTATAAATTTTGCACCTATGCGTGAAATAGGAGAAATCACAAGTTGAGCAACCAACGTAAAAAAGCGTAGTGAATCGGAGGTAATTATGACAAGAGAACAGGCAAAACAGAATCTTATTTCAATCGGAGTTGCAGAGCCGACAGACGAACAGATAAGCAATTATCTGAATCAAGTCAATGGCGAGACAAAGAAAGAAAAAGACAGGGCAGACGGCTACAAGGCTAAAGCAGACACAGCAGACAACTTACAGAAACAGCTTGATGAAATACAGGCTGGCAATCTGACAGAGCTTGAAAAGGCAAATAAAGCCTTAGATACAGCTAATCAGCAGATAGCCGATTTACAAAAATCTAACGCTATCAGAGACCAGAGGGAAGCAGCTATGACTAATTTTAAGATTACTGCTGAACAGGCAAAGACAGTTGTTAAAGATGATGGAAGCCTTGATTACACCGAACTTGGCAAGATTATGTCCGAGAAAGAAACGGCTGCGGCACAGGCTAAGGAACAGGAGATTGCTAAACATCAGGATATTCCAGGCGGCGGCAGCAATAAAGGCGGTGCAGACAATAAGACAAATGCTGAAAAGATAGCAGAAAGCCTTATATCTAATACACCTAAGAACAATGACGTTTTATCACATTACATTCAGCAATAACAGGAGGTAAAAAATGGCAAAGGAAATGAATATGCAGTATGAAAAGACTTCATACGCAGGAGATGTTCAGATTTTAAAGAGAGAGCCTAATGAAGCAATCCCATTAACGCTTGATTTTTCAGCAGTAACAGAAAAGGATGCTAATGGAAAGAAGATTGTAAAGGCTGGTACACCTGTAAACAAGTCAGGTGTGGCTGATAATACAGCAACAGCAATCGGAATCTTAAGATTTGATGTAACAGAAGACAGACCACAGGGAGTAGCACTTAAAAAGGCATATCTTAATACAAAGGCGGCAGAAGCACATTCAGGCGTTACATATGACGAAGCAGTTAAGACAGCTCTTCCAATGATTGCATTTGAATAATAACAGGAGGTAAACAGATGTTAATTAATGAAGTATTAGACAGTAAGTCTATTGCATTATCGGCAACAGAAAATGCTAGTAACCAGATACCTTATCTTGGTTTACAGTGGTTTCCTGAAAGAAAGAAGCAGGGACTTGATTTAAGTTGGATTAAGACGCACAAGGGTTTACCGGTTTCACTTGCACCATCTAACTTTGATACAATCCCAACTCTTAGAGCTAGAGGTGGATTAAGTAAGGAAAAAACGCAGATGGCATTTTTCCGTGAAGGAATGACAGTAGGCGAAGAGGAAATGCTTGAAATCGAGCGTATTCAGTCTGCTGACGACCCTTATCTTGCAAGTGCTTTAGCAAGTGTATATGACGATACTAACAACCTTGTAAGTGGTGCAGAAGTTGTTCCGGAACGTATGAGAATGTCACTTCTTGCCACAAATGCAGGTCATCCAGTAATTGCTATTGTAAGCGATGGCGTTCAGTATGCTTACGATTATGATAAGGACGGTTCATATGCAAAAGACCATTACGCAAAGTTAACCGGAACAAGTATGTGGAGTGATACAGCTAATTCAAAGCCACTTACAGACCTTAACAACGCAAGAAAGAAGTTACAGAAGCAGGGCAAGATTGCTAAATATGTGCTTATGAACAGCAATACATTCCAGTATCTGCTTGACAATGCACAGATAAGAAACTCAATCCTTGCACAGAACCTTACAGCGACCATTGAGGTTGATGATGATACTGTTATTTCAGTAGTGCAGAAGAGAACAAAGCTCACTATCGTACTTTACGATAAGATGTACATTGATGATGATGGCAAGGAGCAGTACTTCTACCCAGATAACAAGGTCACACTTCTTCCAGCAGGCAATCTTGGTAGTACTTGGTTTGGCACCACACCAGAAGAAAGAACAGCAAGACAGGTAGCTGATGTAGATGTAACAACATATGGTGTAGGTATTACAGTCGCTACAAAGACAGAGTATGGACCACCTATGAAGATGTCAACATTTGCTTCCGAAGTTGTACTTCCATCATACGAGAATATGGATAGCACATTCGTATATGAGGTTCATAGCGAAGAGTAGGGGGTACAACTATGAAATATCCATATATAGTAGTTCACAATGGTAAATGGTATAACGCAGGCGAAGAAGTTCCGGAAAATAACAATTCCGGGGCTTCTTTTGACTATAGCAAGACGACCATTAATCGCATGTCTACATCTGACTTACAGGCTTTTGCCACAGAACAGGGCATAGACAACGCAGAAGAACTTACAGGAGCAGAGTTAAAAAAGCTGTTAATTGAGAAATTAGGATTATAGGAGCTGAAATTATGGAATACACCGCATTAGAGCAAGTCAAAATCAGACTTAAACAATTTCATATTGAGACAGTCACGAATGATGATGAAACAACATCTGATGTGGTGGCGTTCGATAACAAAGAAGATAATCCAATAATCGAACAGCTTATTAAGCAGGCTACAGAAGATGTAAAGGCAAGAAGAAATTACCCTGACAGCTACACAGATGAAATGATAGCCGAGGACTTGAAGAAATTTGAGAGTGTTATTGTTAATCTGACTGTCTATGACCATTCACAGGCAGGCGAAGCATTTATGTCAAGCTACAATGAAAATGGTGTCAACAGAACTTGGAAAGATAGAGACAACTTGTTTGTTGGGGTATTTCCATTTGCTAAAGTTTTATAAAGAAGATTGTGCGTTACCAATATGGTAGCAGGCGGCGCACTTTAAGGGTGGTGGGCGGTGCGCCTATTAATAATTACAGGAGATATAAAATGAAAGAATTTTTATTACAAACTTATACCGTAGTATTACCGATATTACTTGGCTATATAGTTTGGCTTCTGAAACAACAGAAAAAGGACAAAGACGCCAATAATAAAGGCACAATGTTACTTTTACGAGTACAACTTATCGAATATCACGATAAGTACATGAAACTCGGTGAAATACCATCCTATGCTTATGACAATTTTGTCGAAATGTATAACGCATACCACGCATTGGGCGGAAATGGAATGGTAACTAAGATGTATGACGAAATACAGGAAATTCACTTAAAGAATGGAGGTAAAGACTAATGGAAATTATGCAGGTATTAATCGCAAATATGACAATTATCTTAGCGATTGTCGGAGCATTAGCTTTTGTGGTGTCTGTAATTACACAAGTAATTAAAGGCATTGGAGTATTCAATAAAGTGCCTACGGATATTATAGTATTTATTTTGTCAATCGGTATTACTGTAGCGGCATTTGCTGCCTATATGCAGTATATTCAGATGACAATACTGTGGTACATGATTCTTGCGGCAATTATGGCAGGATTTGTTGTTGCTTTTGTGGCAATGTACGGGTGGGAAAAACTGTCTGAATTATGGAAGCGTTTCGGCAAGGACGTGAAGTAAATGCTTGACATTAATAAGCAGGCTATGAAGTATTCACTTCAAGGGCAGACAGTAACCATCTATGAAAGAGATGATGACGGCAATATCCTTTATGAGGGATATACCGACACAGAGGGTAACTTCATTCCTTATCTTGATGATGAGGGAAATAAGATACCCAAAGTCCTTGAAGAAAAAACAGGTTTTTCAGAGCCAGTGGATTTTAAAGCAAACATAGCTTTCAGCGGTGGAGAAGCACAAAGCAAGGAATACGGCTTTGATACCGCTGATTTTGACGCTATTTTGCTGACAGATAGGAATACACTACCTATTCAAAAAGGCGACCTTATCTGGCTTGATAACAAGCCTACATACACATCTGACAGTCTTATTGATGAAACATCAGCAGACTTTACGATTGTAGGTATTAAGCCAGCATTATATTCAACAAAATATATGCTTAAAGCGACAGTGAAGTAGGTGATTTATGCAAAACGCAACAATTAATGTCTTGGGAACAGAATATGCTATTGAACTAAGAACGCTTAACGATAAAGATATGGACGGCTTTTGCGACAATACAGCAAAGCTAATAGTAATCCGTTCTGATAACTATAATGAAGTGGGCGATTTTGAGGAGCTGCAAAAGAAACAGTTAAGACACGAAATAATACACGCCTTTCTATCTGAAAGCGGATTACAGTGTAATTGGCAGCATATAGAACAATTTGGACACGATGAAACAACTATTGATTGGTTTGCAATTCAATCACCTAAAATATTTAAAGTTTTTGCAGATTTAAAACTGCTTTAAGGTGGTGCACTATGGCAAGACATACAATTAACGTATCTCTATCAGAAAACTCAATACAAGAGGCAATTAGACAGCTACAGCAATACAAATCTTGGCTAGTTCAAAAGACAGAACAGTTTGTCAGAGAATTAGCTGAAATCGGAATACCCGTCATAGATGAAAATATGGCAAAAGCCAGTTATACATACGATAAAAAAGGCATAAGAAGCGGTTCAGATACAAGCCATTACACCCACGTTGAACTATCGTCAAGTGTTCAAGCAAGTGTTGCGAGGGCAACGCTTGTTGTGGAGGGCAAGGAGCTTTTGTTCATAGAGTTTGGTGCCGGCGCCTGTTACAATGGCGAAGCAGACACAAGTCCACATCCAAAGGGGCAGGAATTTAGTTTTCTTATTGGTTCGTATGGAGAAGGACACGGTGCTCAAAAGATGTGGGGATATTATGCTGATAGTGGAGAGCTTATCCTTACACGCGGAGTTGAAGCACAAATGCCTGTTTACAAGGCTGATATGGAAATAATCCAAAAATACACAGAAGTGGCAAGGAGGGTGTTTAGTTAATGGCAAATGCTAATGATTGGGCGACAGACCTTGAAAGTACAGTTGTAGCACTTGTCAAGGCTAAGAGCCTACCACAGTTACAAAAGAAATACCCTAGAATCAGAATTACTGACGAGGGAGAAAGCAGCGGTTCGGCAGTATTCCCTACCGTATACATTCATTTATTAACCCCAACCGAACAAGGGCAAACACTTGACGGACAGACGATTAACGCATTGTTAGCGACATTCCAAGTAGATGTCACAACCAACACAAGCAAGTCTGATTGCCGCAAGGTTATGGCAACAGTTATGAATGTTTTTAAAGAGATGAGATTTCAAGGCAAATCATTGCCGGAAACTTCAATAAACAACAAGATACATCACAGCGTGGCACGCTTTAGTCGTGTTATCGGTGCGAATGACAGACTAATTTAGTAACAAAGAGCAGAAATGCTCTTATTTTTTTATCCAACAGGAGGTAGACAAATGGCAAATGCAGTAGCAGGGTTAAGCACATTAGGTGTTACTTTTTCTTATGGCGTTGAAACAACGGCAGGAACAAAGCCAACAGCCTTTAAGTTGCTTTCAAGAATTAACTCTATTGGCGAGATTACAGTAACACCGGAACCAATAGACGCTTCGGCACTTGAGGACAGACAGACAAGAAATATTGCCGGAAGAGATACTGTATCTGACACAGTTACAATAACTGTCAACAAAACAGATGAAACTATTGAGGAATGGAAAGCTGTTATTACCGCTTACAATGGTTTAACCGGCGGTAAGAGAATGTGGTTCCAGGAAATCACACCGGGCATTACAGATGCAGAGTTCTTTGTGGCACAGCCACCATCAAAGCTGCCAATTACAAGTAAGGAGCGGAACGGACTTCTTACAATGGCACTTAACCTCATTATCGAGGAAATGGTAGGTACTGACACAAAGGTAGAACCTACACCGGGGGAATAGTCAGTCAGTCACTTGATACAACAAATGCTGTTGTGACTGACGAGGAAGAAACAGCGGATTACACGCCAATAGGCGAATAACAAGTCAGTAAAGGGCGGTCTAAGGACTGCCCCTTTCCTATAGAAAATATAGGAGGAAAGGAAAATAACTATGGAAATTAAAGCAAACGGAAAAGAATATGCACTTAGATTTAGCTTTGACGCAGCAGAGGACAGAACTATTGTTCAGAAAATGTTCAATTATCTTACAGGCTCTTCAATGTTTGAAGATATGGACGGCAATCCGGTTCAGAGAGCGCTTGAAGGAGCGGCGATAACAGTCGGAAATATGCCACAAACTTGTATAGACGCAGTATACGCAGGATGTCTTGAAAAAAATGCTGTGACAAGAGAAGAAGCTAAGCAGATAGCAAGAGCATATTTAAGCGAAAATAAGAAAAATTACAGGGATTTATTCCTTGAAATCATTAAAGCAATGGAAGAAGACGGTTTTTTCGACCTGTCGGGAATAACATCGTCTCTGAACGCAATGGCGGAGAACATAGAGAAGCAGATGGCGGAAGAAAATCCCGAAAAATAGACATCCATAAGCTAATATGGGAAAAATATTTTCCTGTGGCTTTTGCTATGGGAATTACGATAGAAGAATTTAGACACATGACACCTACAGAATTTGAATACTGCCTAAAAGGTTACAAAATACGGAGAAACGCACAGAATATAGACTTGTGGACGTATGCTATAACCTATCTTATCCCAGCAATCAAATTCGGTGTTAGAAGTGGAGCTTGGGGAAAAGATAAGGCAGATTTCCCTAACGAGCCTATTGGCTTGAATAACAACGAAGAACCAACAGAAGATGAGATTGAGAAAAAGCGAAAAGAATTTGCACTGCAAATGAAAACAATGAAGGCTAATTGGGATTTAACACACAAAAAAGGGCAATAAGACAATGGTTTTATTGTCCTTTATTTTTTTGAAAAAAGGCAGGTGCAAGGCGTGGAATTAGATTCATTAGAGATAGAAATACAAGCGACAGCGACTAAAGCGAATAATGCTATCGACAATATGATAACAAGGCTTGAAAAACTGTCAGGGACACTAAATGGTATTAACGGCACATCATTATCCGGACTTGCGAATGGTGTTAATAGACTTGCAGCAGCAATGCAGACAATGAAAAATGTCGGAACGGCAGATTTCACAAGGCTTGCCAAGAATATCACAAAATTAGGCAGCATAAACACTGTTTCATTGAATAACACGGCTAGTTCATTATCACATATCACAAGAGCATTTAGCAATTTAGCGAGTGTTCCACAGAATGCCGCAAGCATAGGCACCCTTGCACAAGGCATAAGCAGACTTGGAAGTAGAAGCGTTCAAAATGCGGCGGTTAATATTCCAAGACTTACAGCAAGCCTCATAACAATGCTACAGCAACTGTCAAGAGCACCGGCGGTAAGCAACGGAGTGATAAGACTTGCGGATTCGCTTGCTAATCTTGCGTCCCAAGGAAGCAAAGTTAATACGGCTTCTGCAAGCCTTCAAGGTTCGCTAAACAACACAGATAAGGCTGCAAAGAGAACCCACAAAGGAGTAAGAAGCCTTGCTTCTATTTTCGGCAAACTATATGCTAACTTCTTTTGGGTCATAAGAGGAATGAAAAGCCTTTGGAAATCTATAGAGGGTACCGCAGACTACATAGAGGCATTTAACTACAAAGCCGTAGCTTTCGGAAAGATAGGCTCTGAATGGGGCAAAGAATACGAGAAATACGGCTACAGCAATGCAGAAGCCTACGCAAATAGTTTTTCAAAAAGAGTTGATGAACTCTTAGGCAAGTTATCTGGATTAAGTGTAGATGTTAAAGGCGGATTAATCAAAGCGGATTCCGCTAAAAACCTCGGACTTAACATACAAGAGATTACACAGTATGCTTCACAGTTAGCTTCTGTTACTAATTCATTAGGACAGACAGGCGAAGCAACAACAGCTATAACAAAGTCAATGACAATGTTAGCAGGCGATATAAGCTCACTTTTTAACGTGGACTATTCAACAGTAGCCACAAACTTACAAAGTGGCTTAATCGGGCAGTCAAGGGCATTGTATAAGTATGGTATTGATATTACCAATGCTACATTAGCGACATACGCTTATAACTTAGGGATAACTAAGAGCGTAAGTGAAATGTCACAGGCTGAAAAACAGCAATTAAGATTTATTGCAATTCTTGACCAGTCTAAAGTATCTTGGGGCGACTTAGCAAACACTATCAACAGCCCTAACAATATGCTTAGACAGTTCAAGACGAACTTGTCTGAAACAGGAATGGTATTGGGACAAATCTTTGTTCCAGTATTGCAAAAGGTAATGCCTGTTGTAAATGGCGTAACAATAGCTTTCAAAAGGCTTCTTGTCAGTATTGCTCAATTTGCAGGAGTTAAGATTGACTTTGAGAGCTTCGGACAGAGTGGCTATAAAGATACAACGGACGGATTGGAAGATATTTCGGATGGCTATGACGGAGTAGCTGAAAGTGCGAAAAAAGCTGCCATTTCCCTTATGGGGTTTGATGAAGTAAATAAACTTTCTGAAAACAGCGATAACAGCGGTAAAAATACAGGAACCGGGGATATTGACTTAACAGATAAAATTGTCGAAGCCGCAAGCGAATACGAAAAAGTATGGCAGAAAGCCTTTGACAATATGAACAATAAGGCTAATGAATGGGCGGATAAGTTTGAAAGCAAACTTTATTTCCTTAAGAACATAGGCAAGTTAATTGCCAATGGCGAATATTACAAAGCTGGAGAAACGATTGCTAAAAAACTTAGCAATGGTATTCACTCTTTTGGGTGGGATAAAACAGGAACATTCATTGGGAAAAGCATTACCAACACGTTAGATTTAGTTGCCGGGTTTACAAATAACTTTAATTGGAAACGGCTTGCAAGCGACCTTACTTCTTTAATTAACAATGCAATAAAGAATATTAAGCCTAAGAGTTTTGCAAGTGCAATTAACGGCATTTTAAATGGAATATGGGATTTTGTAACAACCTTTTTTAAGACACTTAATTGGAAACAGTTTGCTAGCTTTATCGGGCGACTCTTACAAGAAATTGATTGGGGAACTGTAGCAAAAATAGGACTTGCCGTAGGAATGGGTAAATTAGCAAAGACAGCCGCAACAAGTTTCTTTGGTGGTTTTAAATCCCAAGTGTCAACTGGCAACTTAGTGAGCGGAGTTGGAAGCGTAATGGCTTTAGCAGGCACAAAAGTAGGAAGCGCATTTATAAGTGGACTTACTTCTCCGTTTGGGGCAGTTGCAACAATAGTAGGAGGAGTAACCGCAGCGGTTCTGATATATGAGACCAAATATTACAGAGAACTTGCAGAACTTTATGAAAAGGCTAGAGGAGAAGTTGATGAAATAACGCAAAAATTTGTTGATGACATTGACACCTCGAATGACAAGATAAAAGAACTTGCTGACGGAATTTACGATTCATTCCAAAAAAACGATACAAACACGCAAGCTGACAAGCTCAAAATAATAGCAGATAAATACTTTGAGTTAGCAGATGGTGCTGACAAGAGTGCAGAAGCCTTACAAAAACTTGATGAGTACAAGAAAATACTTATCGAAGAGGGCGGAGAACAATTTAAGACAATACTTGATGATGAAAACAGCAGTTTGGATGACCAGAAAGAGAAAATTTATGATGTCATAGACGCATTGAAAGCAAAAGGTTTACAGGAAGCTGCGTCAAAGGGAATAACCGAGACAACAGACCTCATTATGGAACAGCGTAACACTTATGACAAAAGCAAGAGTGAAACGAAAAAAGCACAGCAGAAAGCGGTCAATCTTCAAGCTGAATATCAGATTGGGCAAGACCAAATGAGGACATACCTTGCCGAACATTACAAATATGGCAATTTTCAACCTATATTAAGTAAAGACGGCAAAAAAATCATTCAAGACACGGCAGAAGTAGCAAATAAGTTTTGGGACATGTACGACAAGTACGCAGATGAAGCATTCAACGAGACATTGCCAAACGGACTTAGAAAGTCGGAAAAGGAAATAGCAGAAATAACTGCTAGTAGTAAAAACGTAGGAAAACAGTGGCGAGACGCTACTGCAAACTACGAAGCACTTAACGAAAAATACAGGGAAAGTGCAGATGTATTGGCAAATCTTGAGACACAGCTTGATTATTATACCTCTATTGCAAGCGGAGCAATAGACACCCAAACATCGTTGTATGCTTATCAAGAGCAAAAAGCCAACAATACAAAGACACGCTATAAGGAATTAGCTGAAAATATAACAAGTGTAAGTGACGTTTTGAAAAATACAGATGCCACTAGCCAAACAGTTTCAAGCAAAATGGAAGAAGGCTTTAATCCAAGTAAATGGAAAGGAATAGGAACAACTTCCATAAGCAATTACATCGGCGGAATAGGAGACCCTGCTAAGACGCAGTATGGTATTCAAGTGGCACAACAGGTGGCACATAAAATAGCGGGGCCATTTAACACAAAATCAGATTTCGCAAGCTATGGTAAGTACAGTATTCAAGGTTACCTTGAGGGATTAAAGGCCGAATGGGGCAACAGAGTTAAGAAAGGCTTAGAAACTGTTACAGATGGAATTAAGAACATCTTCAAAAAAGGATTCAAAATTTCTTCTCCATCAAAACTCTTCAAGCAATATGGTAAATGGACACTTGAAGGATATGACATAGGTTTTGAAAATCAAGCCAGAGAAACCTATCAGATGGTAACAGGTTGGAGCGACAGGATTGCTAGTGTTCCTGAAAGCCTTGGAGAATATAATGCGGACTATTCTGCTAGTTACAGCAATGAAGTTACTGCCGAATACAGTTCATCAGAACAGGTGGCACTTATGCAGGAGCAGAACCGCCTTTTAAGAGAGCTACTTGATAAGGAAACTGTAATTGTTCCGAATGAAAACGGAATTTTCAATACTGTCAGAAAACAGGCTAATGAGTATGTCAGACAAACAGGCGACTTGCCTTGGACAGTATAAAGGAGGAATAGGATGTTTTTAGAAATTAATGATGTGGATATTTCGCCTTATATTAAGTCTTTGCAGCCAAGTCACGAATCAATATGGAACAGCAAGGCAGGGCGAAGCATAGACAGTGAAGCAACGTTTGTTGGAAGAGTTGTGGCAAGAAAATGGAAGCTACAGGCAAAAACGATACCTTTATCACAAGAAAAAGTAGCCAAGATAGTCGGATTGTTAGAACAGTCCGACTTTTTTAGTGCAAAATTTATCCCAACAAATGGAACTGATTTTATTAAAAAGAAATTTTATGTCGGCTCTATCAGTACGCCAGTTTACAGCTACAACAGTGAATTGTCAAACGTAAGATACAGTGAATTATCATTCGACATTATAGAAAGGTAGGCAAATGAATATGACTTATACAAACTCACAAATTGCAAAAATGTACAATGACATTCAGGCAATCAAAAAATACAAATTTAAGGCAAATACGGCTTTTACAATAATAAAAAATGCAAAGGTGCTTAAAAACGCCATCGAGCTTTTTGATGAAGCAAGACGTAACCTCTTGGAAACGTATGCTGAAAAAGATGAAGCAGGGAATGCAAAGATTGAAAATGGCAATTATGTTATTTCCAATAAAGAGGAATTTGCAAAGGAGTTTATATCCTTGCAAAACGCCGAACAGGACATAGTTTTCTCAAAAATCAAACTGTCGGATATTTCAGAGATTGAGATAGAAGCAGAATTAATGGAGACAATGAGCGAATTTATTGAAGAGTAGGTGGTTGAATGTATTCTACAAGTGAAGCATTAACAAACGCAATTATCAACGGCGAAGCAATTAACAAAGAATTACGATTACTTGACAGCGACGGAGTGGTTATCAAAACCATTAAGTCGCTTAAATTATATAGTGGTAGTAACAGTACAAGCAGAATACAGATAGGTTCGACCAATTCTTCTTACATAGAGGCAAGTATTGAATATGACAAAGTTCTTGCAAACAGAGAAATGGCATTATACTGCGGTATTGATAGTGAAATGATACCAATGGGTATATATAAGATAATGCAAGAGCCGACAGAAGATGACGGAATAATTTCGTTCAAAGCCTATGACAGAATGAGACTTCTTGACAAGCTATATGAACCAAAAGTAGTTATCCCCAACAGCTTTAAAAATGTTGTAGATGACATTGCCAAGCAATGTGGTGTTACAGTAAATTTCAGTTACACCGGCGGAACTGTCAGAAATTACATTAAAGGATATACCTGTCGAGAAATGATAGGGTACATTGCTTCTATGCTGGGCATGTTTGCTTACTTTGACAGGCAAGGTGTGCTTAATTTTGGATGGTACAATTTTGGAAAACCGGTTGAAAAAACACTTAGTTCATTTTGGGGCTTGAAAAAAAACAGTAGTGATTACAAAGTAACAGGTGTTGAATTTATTGTAAACAGCGACACAAGATGGCTTGCAGGTAGTGAACCTAATATCATTTATTGCTCTAATCCTCTTGCAGACCTAAAAGACGCAGAAAATGTTTATTACGGGCCTATGAAAGACTTAACGTACCGCCCGGCAGAAATTAGTATGCTTGATGACATTCGCCTTGATGTGACAGACGTTGTTAAAGTGACATTACTTGACGGAACCACAATAAGAGTACCTTGTATGACACTCAATCAAGATTTTACCGCAAGTGAAACAAAGGTTAAAGCGGTAGGAAATGCCGACGGAGAAGGAAGTAATTATTCGGGACCACTTACAACAGCAATGGATAGATTGACAACTGACTTGTTATTGACAAACAGAGTGGTTGCGACCAAGGTTGACGCCGAATGGGTAAGAGCTAACACAGTAACAGCAGACAAAATAACAGCCATACAGGCTGAAATCGACGAAATAAACGCAAACAACATCACTACTGATAACTTGTCCGCAAATGTTGCTAAACTTGGTTATCTGACAGCAGATAGTGCCATAATCAAGGGGAAATTAGACGCAAGTGAGTTATCTGTGGAAGTTGCAAAGCTAGGTTATTTGACCGCCGATAGTGCGGTGATTAAAGGCAAGTTAGACACTAACGAATTGTCGACAGAAGTAGCAAAACTTGGTTACTTAACGGCTGATAGTGCGGTCATAAAAGGAAAGTTAGATACAAACCAATTATCAACAGAGGTTGCGAAGTTAGGCTATATGACAGCAGATGAAGCGGACATAAAGTATGCTAACATTAAACTTACAAACATTGAAACCGCAAACGTGGCTACATTGCTTGCGAAGATTGGCTTGATTGACCGTGCAACCGTAGTTGAGGGACATATAACAGGCTTTCTCGACAGCGTAGAGGTAAATGCAAACAAGATAACCGCAGGAACACTTATTGCGGATAGAATACTTCTCAAAGGTTCTGAAAAAGGGTTACTTTATGCACTCAATAATCTTGGCGAACTGACAAGCACTACAGTTGACAGCTTAGACGGATATGTGCTCACTGACCGTACAATCAATGCAGATAAGATAGTCGCAAGTAGCATAACCGCAAATGAACTTGATGTTGCGAACATATTCGCTGACAATGCGGTAATTTCAACGATTACTTCACAAGAAGCATTTATAAATGCTATCAGTACAAACAGTGTGGTTGTAGGTGCAAAGAAAACCGCTGACGAGATTAAAGAGAATATCTACAGTCCGAACACCACCACGATTGACGGTGGAAAAATTACAACCAATTCTATAAAAGCCAAACAGATTGACGTTACTAACTTGTTTGCACAAGACATTACCGCAAGTGGCAAAATTACAGGTGCAAAACTGTATGGTACATATTTGGAATCGACGAGTGGCAAAATTGCAGATTTCAACATTACGGAAAATGGCTTTTCAAGAGAACTTGATTGGGTAGACCAATGGAATAGTAGTGCTGCAACCATAACAGGAAGCTACAAGGCTTGGTGTGAAATAACCCCAAACGGAGCCGGACAAATTAACATCGGTGCAGGGGTAGGAACTTTTACTTACCAATGTCCGACTATCAGATGTGGGTATTATGATAGAAGTCAAGACGGAAAAACTGTGACAAAAATAACATCTTTTGAAACAGATATGATGGGGATTAGCACAAATTACTTTAAGGCAGGCAAGATTATTAGCGATTTAATCCCAATTCAAACAAATGACGGCGAACCCACTCCGTCTGGATATAGAGAAACCTTTCCTAGTCTTGGTTCTAAACAACAGACTTGGCAAAATTTATATGTCAAAAGCATATATGTCAAGGCAGGCATAGGAGATGTAGGAGATGAAACAACAGGAAATATTGAGGCTTCTGGCAAAATCACAGCACAAGGCGACATTATCGCAGGATTAGGAACAAGTAAGCAAGTGAGTTTACAAGGGCTAAAAGATACAACTACTCAAATAAGAGGCAAGTCTATTTTCAGTATTAATAATTATGGCGCAGGAGCGTCAAAAAAAGGTAGTTCAGTATCGCTTTGGAAAGATAGCGCAACTCTTACTCACGGGTTTTACATTGCGATTATTTCGGCAGTAATATCAACAAATACTGGCACTAGCCGTATTGAATTATTAGCCAACGGCAATGCACTTGCGGCTGCGCGTACAAATTCAACCACTTATGAAAGAGTGCTTGCAGTACATAATTTTGGTGTTAGTGGTGAGCAAAGTTTTAATTTTGAATTAGTAGCAAAAAGCCAAGACGCTAGCTCAACTGTTACTGTTCCTGGTTATAGGACCTATAGTGTCTTGATATTCAAAATTGGTTAGAAAGGCGAAGCAATGAAAGCAATAATCAATGAAAAGTTATACGATACAACAACATCAGAAGTTGTTTACATAGGGAATATGGAAGCCTTATATAAAACCAAGAATAAGGCGTATTTCAGAACTTCGAGTGAGGGAATACAACCTATGGGAATTGAAGAAGTCAAGGAATATCTCGGAATTAAAGACGTAGACGCTTACATTAAAGAATTTGGTTCTGTAGATATTGCATAAGGTAAAGGAAAGGAGACTTAATTATGTCAAGAATTTTAAGAACTGGAGAAAATCAGATAACACAATCTTACAAACAGCATTATGATAAAGTTCATTCAGGAAATGGATGGGCTATCGGTATTGACGTTGTAAAGAAAACCAACCAGTGCGATAGCATTATCGCACATACTGACGGAACAGTTATTAAAGTAATGGATAAAATGACAGGAACGAATTGCGTTCATGACCCAGAGGGAATGGGTTATGGTAATTATGTTATGATAGAGCATAAGGACAACTATGTTACCTTGTACGCTCACTTAGGAAGCGTAGCGGTCAAGCAAGGTCAAAAAGTGGCTAAAGGAACTGTTATCGGGTATATGGGTAACACAGGATTCAGTTATGGAGCACACGTTCATTTTGAGGTTAGAAAATACAAGAGCCTTAATGTGACAATCGGTATTCACGATACAAGGAACTTCGATTGGCTCAATCCTGAACCTTACCTTGACGCAGATTTGCCAATTACAGAAGCAAGTAAAAATGTTGTAGGTTTCTTAGACGTTGCTAAAATGGATGGCAAGGATAGGCTGTTTGTCAGCGGATGGGCTTATGGTGGAAGTGGGGATGTCAAAATCAAAATATCCAAAGCTGGTGTGAACTATTACCTTTATGATATAAAAGCTAATCAGTCAAGGATAGACGTATTAGAAGCAGGTTATCCAACCGACAAGGTAGGCTTTAGCGATACTTGCCCGGTTGCATTAGCTGACGGAACATACAACGTAGAAGCCTACGTTGATAACGTTAAGTTGACAAACACGAAGCAGATTACAGTTAAGAGAGAGCTTGCAAGATACAGCTATGCTTCTTATCCTAGTACAAGCAATGACTATTACAGGGTTAGAACATCTTTTCATAATGAAAAGTCAAGCAAGGGTTCATTCCACTCATTCGCATTAGCTTTCGACGAATGGGGAAGAAACAAGAATAAAGGTTATCACATCTATGACAAGTCAGGCAGACAGCTTGATTAATTGCAAAATAAAAGATGTTGTGTCGAAACTTGCGAATTGAACCGCCTTTAATCGGTTTTATAAACGTGATAAATTAAAAAAGTCCTCTAAGGGGACAATTTCAAGTTCTGGTGGGGCACTGTTTGATTGGCGTTGGCAGTGTCCCTAAAAAAGAAAAGGTAAGGAGATTCCCTTACCTTTAATTTATGACTGCTTCTTCCTAACGTGGCAATACAAAGAGGTTGCAAGCCCTAATAAAGAAGAAACTATAATCATATAAAACCCGGCTGTTCTTTCGATTGGTGGGGTTGTGCCAATAGCATTAAATAATTTTTCGGCTTCCGGGGTATACTTCATTTTTACTAAAGAAAAAACAAACGCACAAATAAAACTGAAACTTGCACCAATAGGGACTTCTTTATATAAAAACAGAAATGCAACAAATCCAGCTATAAGACACCAACATCCTTTTGAAATAGATATTTTAAAAAGGTTGTAGCTTATTCCTAATGTTTTAGCAAATGGAACAAGTGTGCCTATAATTATTAAAGCAGAAAGAAACATTCCGAAGTAGCTTGCTATCTTATATTCTCTCTGATTATACTTTTCCTTTGAATAATGTATAATGCAATACGGACATTGCATATACGTTTCTTTTCTGATTACAGCCCCGGTATAATCTTTAATTTCTCTTTCGTATGCGTGCATTTTATTCCCACATCTTTCACATATCATATCATCCATATAAACCACTCCTTAGTCTTTTATAAAGTAAACTGTCGAAACTTGCGATTTGTTTATCATCGCAATAAAAACAGTTATGATATATTTATAAAGTAAATTATATGACAGCATTTTGCTATTGACAATACAGAACATTTGTTCTAATATTAGGTTATCGCTATTTAGTTGTATTTTGGGAGGGTTGAAATGGAAAAAGAAAAAATGGATAAAAAAGAAGAACTCCTACATGATATTATATCAATAATAGAAGTTCTTCCGGTTTGTGAGTGCCAAAGAATTAAGGATTACTTGTCGGAGTTATACTTTTCTTGACATTCAATTAAGCTGTTTAACAAATTAAGTACAACCTTTTTATGCCCACGCGTAAGTTGGTTGTATTTTTTTATTACTTTTGCTTCTTCTTCGCCCTGATGTCCTTGCTTATAAGTGAGGTATTCTTCTTTACCCCATTCGGTAAGGCTTTCTGGCAGCACTCCTAAAGCATCGGCTATCTTTTTTAACATCTCAACATCAATTTTCTTGATATTTCCGGCTTCGTACTTTTGTACAGTAGCTTCTGTCAACCCGATTTTGTCGGCTAGTTCTTTAAGAGTAATATCTTTTTCTTTTCTGTATTTCTTTATATTGTTACCAACTCTTGTGCAAAACTGTGTACTCATTGCTATCACTCCTTTCTTTTGTTATTGTATTATAATACTATCATACTATGATAAAAAAGTAAACAATTTTATAAAAAAACTATCATAACATTATTGACATTACTATCGTGGTGTGATAGTATACTATCATAGCAAGCAAGAAAGGAGGAAGCATAAATGAACTTACCAAAACTTAAAGGTGTCATTAGGGAACGTGGTAGAAACTATAACCAGTGCTCAACAGCTATCGGGAAAAGCATTACAACCTTTAATTCAAAGATGAATGGCAGAATCCCTTTTACTATTGTTGAATTAGAAGACCTCGGCAACTATCTTGAAATGACAGATAGTGAAAAAACTGAAATTTTTTTGCGATAAAACTATCATAGTGTGATAGTTTCACAGAGATTAAGGAAAGGAGAATGAAATGAACGAATTACAGATTTTTAATTCGGAAGAGTTTGGAGAAATCCGAACAGTTACAGTTAACGATGAAGTTTGGTTCGTAGCCAAAGATGTGTGTGAAGCATTAAAGCACACGAATACAACAGTAGCAATGCAGATGTTAGAAGAAGATGAACGCACTAAACTTTCTTTAGGGCGTGCAGGAGAAACAAATTGCATTAACGAAAGTGGTCTTTACACTTTGATTATTAAAAGCAATTTGCCAAAAGCAAAGAAGTTTCGCAAGTGGGTTACATCAGAAGTCATTCCGTCAATCCGTAAGAATGGTGGTTACATAGCAGGGCAGGAAACCTTATCTGATGAAGAACTTATGGCAAAGGCACTTCTTGTAGCCAATAACAAAATAGCTGAAAGAGATAAGATAATCGAGCAGAAACAGGCAAGAATTGAACAGATGAAACCTAAAGAGATTTTTGCAGATGCCGTAGCAACAAGCCATACATCAATTCTTGTCGGAGATTTAGCAAAGTTAATTTGCCAGAATGGCTACCAGATAGGTGCTAAGAGACTTTTTAGTTGGCTTAGAGATAATGGCTATCTTATTAAAAGAAAAGGTGCTGATTGGAATATGCCAACGCAGAAATCTATGGAAATGGGCTTATTTGAAATTAAAGAAAGCACTCACATAAACGGCAGTGGATGTAATGTGACTACTAGAACCCCAAAGATAACCGGCAAAGCACAGGTCTATTTTGTTAATAAGTTCTTGAAAGGAGTTAAGAATGAAACAGCCTAAAGCCTTAACAAGAGATTTGAAAATTGCCGTATCTGCCTATGGGCTTATTCCTAACCAATGGATGTTACTTAAAGATGATGGCGGAAGCTATGTAACACTTATAAGTAAAGACGGCAAGAAGCAGAAAACGATTGATAGATATGCAAGGGCAAAGAAAAAATGAATAAAAGAAAAATAATAATTAACGTTTCCGCAGCTATGCTTGTGATTATTCCCATTGTAATAGGAAAGATAAAAGCAACCAAGGCAACAATTTCTACAGAAAATGAAACAGTTGCTTGTGAGATTGAAACGGAAACTTTTGAAACTGAAAAAACAACGGAATATTTTACTCCGGAATATGACTTAGGGATTGAAAAAGACAAGTACAGTTTTATCCCACTAAGCAAGAGCGACAGGGAAATAATAAGAAGCTCCTGTGAAAAATACAACATTGACTATGACTTAATGTTAGCTGTAGCAAAACAGGAAAGCTGTTATCAGATGTCAGCATATAATCCTATATCCGGGGATTATGGAATGTTCCAGATTAATGCTAAAACTTGGAATGAAGCAGCTAATGAGAATGGCTTGTATGACTACAAGTATTCCCTTGAAGATAATTCCGAGATGGCTTGTTACATTATGAGCCTTTGTATGGAAGAAGCTAATGGGGACACCCGGATTGCTTTGAATTACTACAGAACAGGAACACCTAATGCGAAGTATGAAGCAGAAAGCGATTATGCAAGCATTATTTTAGAAGAATTGGAAAAAATAAGGAGAATGAGGAATGATAATAACAGATTTTAACGAAATGCCAGTTGGGGATTTGGAGAAAATCTCACAGGGGCTGCCTATTAGTTTTGTGATTGAAGATGGCAAAATAACCAAGGCAGAAAGGAGAGAAGAATGAATAACGCAAGAATGTCCGGAACAATGACAACTTCCCCTTATTTGCTTTGGACAGCTAAAAACGGAGAAGAATTTTACACCTTTGACTTATCGGTCAAAAGAGATAGCGGTATCTACGATATGGTTCCTGTGATAATCAAAAAGGATAATCTTATTGACAGCACCGATTGCAGGATAGCTCTTAACGGAGAAATCAGAAGCAGAAATTCTGACGGGCACCTGTTAGTGTACTTTTATGCAACGGAAAGTATGAATTATTCGGGAATAGATGAAAACGTAGTTTCTCTTGAAGGTACTGTGTGCATCAAGAAAGAAATCAGAGAAACACCTTCCTCTAAAAAGAAAATTACAGATTTCTCACTTGCTGTTGGCAGGAGATATAATTGGAAATCCGACTATATCCCTTGCATAGCCTGGGAATACAGTGCGGAAATAATTAATGATGATATTGCCGTAGGCACAGGAATTGGAATTACAGGCAGATTTCAGTCAAGGGATTATATGAAGAACGGCGAAAAGAAAACAGCCTTTGAAGTATCAGTTATGAACCTTGAATGGTAGAAAGGATAGTTTATGGAATTAAAAAAAGTAGTGCTTGAAAACTTTATGTGTTACGCACACGCAGAATTTGATTTTTATGCCATTACAAAGATTATGGCTAAGAATGGCAAGGGTAAGTCAACTATTGCCACAGCTTATCTGTGGTGCTTATTCAACTGCGATTATGAGTTAAAGGATAATCCAGTTGTCAGAAGAGAAGTTGACGGAGTATCAGTTGATGATATGGATGTATCAGTTGAACTTACACTTGATGTTGACGGAAAAGAAGTCACTATGAAGAAAGTACAGGTTCGTACTTATAGCAAGGACGGAAATGGCTACAAGGATGATAACGCATATTTTGTCAATGACGTTCGTAAGAATTTAAAGGATTTCAATGCATATCTTGACATTGATATGAGCGTATTTAAGATGTGCAGTAATATCAACGCATTTCTGAATCAGAAGCCTGCTGAAATGAGAGAATACTTATTTAGCCTTGTAGGAGATGTTACAGACTTTGATATAGCTTCACAGAAAGCCGAATTAGCTGAATTAGTTCCTTTACTTAATAAATATACAGTTGAAGAATTATCCGCTATGAACAAGGCTACTAAGGCTAAAATCACAAAGGATTTACCTATCCTCAACGGACAGATTAAGGAAAAGGAGAGGGATATTCAGATTAAGCAGGACACAGATACATCTGACTTTGAATTACTTAGAAATAGCCTTAAAGAACAGATTAAGGATTGCATTGCAAAGCAGACTGACAATGACAAGCTGATAGATGAATATGACAAGGCTAGCGCAGATGTTCTTGATTTGAAGTTCAAGCAGGGAGATTTATCACGCAAGGCTAACGAGGAGAATATCAAGGTTAGAAGAGAGATTGAGGACAAGATTGCTGATAAGAAGTTTTTTGTTAAGCAGACAAAAAAGACTGTTGCCGATACCGAAAGATGTATTGTTAGTTCGGAAAAGGCTATTGAGTGCATTAAGGCTTCCTTGCAGACAGAGCGTGATAAGTGGAAAGAAGAAAACGAGCGCAAGTTTGACGATTCGAGCCTTATCTGTCCTTATTGCGGTAATGAATATAAGGAAGATAAGAAAGAACAGTTAAAGGCTGATTTTGCAAAACATAAGGCTGATAACTTAAAGACAATTACTGATAATGGCAATATGTACAAGGAAAGGCTTGATAAGGAAAAAGCTACGCTTGAAAGTCTTAAAGCAGAGTTGCCACAGCACAAAGAAAGCCTTGAAATGCTGAATACAGCCATTGCAGACCTTGAAAAGCAGTTATCCGAACTTCCACAGGAAATTGATGTGACAGTAACAGAAGAGTACAAGGCACTTGAACAGCAGATTGCCGAAAAAGAAGAAGCTATGCACAAGGCTAATGATATTTCGGCAGTTAAGGCAGAATTAAAGGTACAGGAAACAGCTTTAAGGCAGCAGTTAGCAGAATGTGAAAGCCGGATTGCAAAGTCTGATACGGCAGCAGATGAACAGCGACTTGAAGAATTAAGGCAGATAAGGACTGATTCTGAACAGAATAAGGCTAATGCTGAGAAAATTCTTGATTTGCTTGATGAACTTGATAAGGCAAAGAATGAAGCCTTGACAGAAGCAGTAAACAGCCATTTTGGGTTAGTTAAGTGGCAGTTGTTTGAATATGCTAAGAATGGCAATTACAAGAGCTGTTGCATACCTACAGTTGACGGAAAGAGCATTTTGACAACTATGAGCAACAAGGGTAACAGGATTTTAGGCAGGGTTGACGTTTGTAACTCAATTCAGAAGATTAGCGGTATATCAGTGCCTATTATCTTAGATGATTCTGAAAGCCTTAGTACAGATAATCAGAAAAAAGTTGCTGAAATGGTGGATAGCCAGTTGATTATGCTGATTGTAAATGACAGTGAGAAATTAGAGATTGCGGAGGGATAATATGACTTCTATATTAGAGCATTCATTCAACTTCAATGGCTTTAACTGTTATGTGATAATGCGGCATATGGGCGACAACTGTTACAGATGTGGATATGTGCAGGTTTCCAAAAGGTTGCCTATCAATACAGCAAGTATAAATTGCCACGGCGGCATTACATATGCAAACAAAGAAGCACCTAGTCCGCTTGAAATTGATGATAAAAACAAGTGGTACATTGGATTTGATTGTGCTCACGCATTTGATACTACGGATTTTTGGACTGTAAGCAGGGTTAGCAACGAATTAAGACAGATTGTCGGTCAGATTTTAAGTGGAGAAAGGTAGGAAAGTAATTATGGCAGAGAATACAGCAGTAGCAGAAAGTGAGAAGAGAGAACTTGTCGCTAAGGATTTTACAGAGGGAATGGTAATGAGAATCAGAGAGAAAGAAAAATTCGGACTTACATTTCCAAAAGATTACAATTATACGAATGAATTTATGTCGGCAATGCTGATTTTACAGGACACAGTAGACAGCAACAAGAAACCAGTGTTGCAGAGTTGTACAAGGGCAAGTATCGAAAATGCACTTGTGGAAATGGTTACAAGTGGTTTATCAATGCAGAAGAAACAGTGTTATCCGGTTGCTTATGGTGGTAAATTGCAGTGCCAGAAGTCGGTATATGGGAATACTTGCATTGCTAGAAGATACGGATTAAAAGACATAACGGCAGAAGTTATCTATGAGGGCGACACATTCGAGTATGAGATTGTTAATGGCAAGAAAAAGATTGTTACTCATAAGCAGGATTTTGAAAACATCGACAATGATAAGGTCAAGGGTGCTTACGCAATAGCCACTATGGATGACGGAAGTGTTCTCACAGAGGTTATGAACATCAAACAGATAAAGCAGGCTTGGAAACAGGGATATGGCTATAAAGAGAACGGAAACGGAACGCATCAGAAATTCACAGACCAGATGGCTATGAAAACAGTCAAGAACAGACTGTTAAAGCAGATTAACAATACTTATGGTTCTTTCTATGACGGAAATTACGATAATGAGGAAGAATTACCTAGTTATGATGAGCGTATGCAGGCTGATGTTGATTATGATATTGGGCAGAACGCTAACAGCGTAGATTTTGTTGATGGTGATGTTATAGATGATGTGGTTGAAGATACAGCTACAGAAGCAACCGAAAAACAGGCAGAAGATAGCACATTACCACCATTCATGCAGGAGTAAGCCTATGAAATCAGCAAGTTTAGAACAGATGATGGCTAATATGAATAATGGCACTTATGACTTGACTTGTAACGGAGAATGTACTCAATGTGGTAATTGTTGTAGTAACTTGCTTCCTATGACAGAAGATGAAATTACAACAATCCACAAGTACATTAAAAAACGTCATATTAAGGAACACAGGCACAATTATCCGACAGCTACACCGACAATGGATATGACTTGTCCGTTTCTTAATGATGATAAGTCAAAAGAAAAGTGCGAGATTTATTCGGTCAGACCTAGGATTTGTAGAGAGTTTATCTGCTGTCCGAGTAAAAGACCACCGATTGATGATTGGGGTTACAAATTAAAGTGTAAGGCAGTTGACGTCAGAAAGGAGTTTTACGGATGAGAGTAATTTCGCAGGACGGAACAATAGATGTTCCTTATGAAATGGTAGTTATCCAGAAGTACACAAATGCTGTTTATTTTTTGAACTGTAATTTAGCAGGTGCAGAGGGCGTTGACATTAGGTTGGCTAAATATTCCACCGAAGTAAAGGCGACTAAGGCTATGGAAATGTTAGAAAAGCATCATAGGCTGGATTTAGCAACGAATTTAACGTCAGAAAGAGTCAAGAAATTTTTCGCCAATGCTAGAAGAACCAAGAGCAACGTAGAGATAATGGCGGATATTAGCAAGGATTTAACGAAGTACGAATATTTTCCAGTTCCCACAGGATGATGAAATCGAGGTGTGACCTTATGACAGAGAAAGAAAAAGAAGAGTTAAAATCGGAAATCCTTGAAGAAGTGGAAAAATCACTAAAGGGTAAAGTGATAAGAGAAGATGTTGCCACAACGCTTAAAGAACCAAGAGAATATTGGTTTGTCAAGAGAACTGTTGACGGAAAAAGGCAAGACGGATTGATGAGAACGGTTATTGACAGTGTTACTTCGTGGTCTATGTGGGAACTTATAAGAAAACTCACTTGCTATATTTGTGGTAAGAGTTATGTTCGACACTTAGCAAACGAAGGGGAAATTGCCAATGAAATTTGTAATACCCTTTGCAAAACTGTTTATGAATTGCGTGTCAAATATTTAAACGAGTCCAAAGGCGGTGACGAAGATGAAACTTAAATGTATCGCCACAGGAAGTACAGGAAATTGCTATCTGCTAACTTCCAACAGTGGAGAAACACTTATCCTTGATTGTGGGATACCGATTAAGGAAATTAAAAAAGGCTTAGATTGGAACATAAGGGGGATAAAGGGTGTGATTATAAGTCACACCCACCTACCCTAGACCACAGCAAGTCATTAAACGATTTTAAGTCAATGGGAATACCAATTTATGCACCATATTTGAAGATTGATTATATGTCAATGAATATGGGCGAATTTACAGTAAAGCCTTTTGATTTAACAACAATAGACGGAAGCTGGACACATACAAATGCAGACGGAACACCTTGTCCGATATACGGCTTTCTGATTACTCATAAGGAAATGGGGAGAATGCTTTACATAACAGATTGTGAATTAATCAAGTGGAGATTTAAAGGCATAAACCATATCCTCTTAGGCGTGAATTATGACAAGGATTTAATCGACAAGGATAACACAGGCAAAGCCAATCACGTATTCAGAGGTCATTTAAGCATTGACACAGCTTGCGATTTTGTTAAGGCAAATTATTCAGATAGCTTGCAGAACGTCATAATGTGCCATCTATCAAGTGAAAATTCTGATAAGGACAGTTTCATCGCAAAGATGAAAAATGCTGTAAATGGGGCAAATGTGGACGTTGCGGAACAGGGTAAGAGTTGGGTTTTAAGGAAAGGAGATGAATGTCCATTTTGATTAGTTGGGATATAGTTACAAAGTTAATGAATTGCTTTCCTAATAGCGTTATAAATCATAACGCAGAATTTATAGCACATATTAGAAGCAATACATATTTCGGATTAAAAGATTGTGAAAATGAAACAGATGTAAAGTGCAAAATGTTGGAATGGCTATCAAGACCTGCGCACAAGGCAGAGCCATATTACACCAAACGGAGCAATGATAAATTTCACAGATTTATACTTAGCGGTGTAAATCAGTTTTTGAAAACCGATTTTACTGAGAAAGATATGGAGCAGATTTATACATATCTTGGAAATAGGTGCAACCATGCCAAAACATTGAAGTTTATTGAAAGCGGATATGATATGTCGATTTTGAAAGATGATTAAGGAAAGGAGATGAATGTCCGTTTTGAGAATAGAAAGAACGAGATATGTCGTTATGAGACGAAATCGTACTGAAATATGGTGCGGTTTATCAAGAGAGTTTCATTTTGTCAAAGTTGATGAATTGAAAGATACGGCAATTAAAACATACAGAACAGCAAAACAGGCTGAAAGCGGTTGCTCTTCTTGGGATAGAGATTTTGAAGTTGTTGAATGCAAGGAAATTATTGAAATAGGAGAGTAAAAATGAAATTATTCAAAGTACATAAAGATATTGAAATAGACAAACGATTTGGAAATGTAAGAATTACAACAATCGGCTATTCAAAGCCTATTGAAAATTCTGATAAGTGGGAACACTACACAGAAGTTAGCTGTTGGTATGATAATGATTGCGAGAATTGCCCTTGTGGTTGGGAAACCAGAAGCTATGAGAGAGAATGTGATGATTGCGGGTGCTTATTTGATAAAAATGGATATTTTAATGTTCCAGTTTGGAAATGTATGTTGCCTAAGTGGATAAAGAGATTATTTGCTAAACACAAAGAAAAAGAGTGTCCGTTTTAGAAAGGAGATTATATGGCAAGAGAAATTTGCGGAGAATGCAAATATAACAAGTATTCTACAACAGAAAAGGAATTTTATTGTAGCAATACCGATAGCAACAATTACGGAATAGTGACTATGTATGATGATAGTTGCGATGATTTTGAAGAAAAGGACGATTAAAGGTGAAAAGGAGAGAACGGTATGAGTCATAGCAGTTTGTTTGGAATTAAAAAAGATTATACAGGAGAAATTATTTGTGATTTTAAAAATTCATGGCTTTTCTCGCCTGTAGTTATGGGGATTCTTCCGGATAAATATATCCCCGAGTTTATTACAACGTCCTTTGGTTTTAAGAAAAGCATTATATCAGACATGACAGGAGAAGTATATAAGCGAACGAATCACAAGGTAAATATCTGCAAGAATACGGCAGATAGAATTTGTTGGGAACTTGCAAATCAACAGATATTCTTCACGAAAGATAGGCAACTTGTTTCTGACAGTATCAGAAAATTTGTTAAACAGAATACAGATTACGATAAATCAGGCGAAGATGGGCTGTCTACTCTTGAAAGAGAAAATATTATCGAAAGATTTAATGAGATTGCGGACAACATTTTAGGGCTTGACGAAAGCGAGTATCCATTCTTTGTTTTTAAAAATACGAGTTGCGATGATAGGGTGAAAAGATGGTTTGAGCGATATGATGATAAACAAGACGAATATTTAGAATGTTCTATGAAAGACAATATAGACAATTTCTATGCAGAATTTGTAATTATTGAAAATGGAGAAATTGTAAAATTTATTTCAAACAGAGAATTTAAATATTGAATTGGGAAAGGAGCAGTAATGAATATTGATGAAGTGATAAATGGATGGACTTTTAAGAACACATTCGGCGAAGAATACGAGGGAGAAGTTAGTTGTATGGAATGGCTTCAATCAGAAGCGGAATAGGAGAGAATATGAACGATAGATATTTATGCAAAGCAAAAAGAACTGATAACGGAGAATGGGTTATTGGCTATGTTGTAAAATATGGGTATACAAGAAAAGAAAAATATTATATAGTTCCAGACTATGCTTCTGATTTATATGCTATTGAAGTAGACCCATCTACTCTTTGCCAATGTACCGGCTTAAAAGACAAGAACAGCAAGCTGATTTGGGAGAATGATATTATTGAATGCAAAGACGGAAAACGCAATTTTCAAACGCAAATTGAATGGGATGCTTATTGTGCTGGATTTATATTTCAAGACACAGAAACATCTGCGGTTGGACTTGATGCAATAACAGCAAACGGATTGTATTCAGAAAGCAAGGTTATCGGAAACATATTTGACAATAAAGATTTATTAGAAAGTGAGGAATAATATATGAAGAAATCAACAGCAGAAACAATAGCATATGCCATTAGAAAAGAGTGTCAAAGAATATCGTTGTACGACTGGTGCGACGATTGGGATATTACAATAGATGAATTTGACGAATTTTTGGCACTTGCAGTAGGCAATGCGGAAGTAGAAGAAAGCGAGGAAAAGTAATGAATCGTATAATTTTATGCGGAAGATTAACTAGAGACCCAGAGATTAGATATTCACAGACAGCAAATGGAAGTATGGCGGTAGCAAGGTATGCATTAGCTGTTGACAGAGATTTTAAGAAAGAGGGCGAACAGACAGCAGACTTTATTAACTGTATAGCATTTGGCAAGAATGGAGAGTTTGCAGAGAAATATCTGCACCAGGGAACTAAGATTATCGTTGAGGGCAGATGGCAGACAGGCAGCTACACTAATAAGGACGGGCAGAAAGTCTACACTAATGATTGCGTTGTAGAAAGACACGAATTTTGTGAGAGCAAGAATGGTACCAACGAGAACAGACCATTTAGACCTGAACCAGGTGCTGCAGGAGATGGCTTTATGAGTATTCCGGACGGCATTGAGGACGAGGGATTGCCATTTTAAAAATGAGAGGTGGTGTTTTTATTGAACGCCGAGGGCTGGATTAAGCTACACAGGAAATTGCTTGATAATCCTGTCACAATGAAAGACACAGACCATTTAGCCGTATGGGTATACCTGTTACTCAATGCTTCGCATAATGAACATCCTGCCTTATTTAAAGGTGAGAAGATAATATTAAAACCGGGACAGCTTATCACAGGGAGAAAATCAATCGCTTTAGCACTTCACATTGATGAAAGTAAAGTTGAACGAATTTTAAAATCCTTAAAAAGTGAACAACAAATTGAACAACAAACGAGTAGCAAAAATCGGCTTATTTCCATAACAAATTGGGAATTTTATCAGCAAAGTGAACAACAAAGTGAACAACAAGTGAACAACAAACGAACAACAAGTGAACAACAAGTGAACACAAACAAGAATATAAAGAATGATAAGAATGAAAGAAAAGATATATGTCAAAATATCCTTGATTTGTTTAACAGGATTTGTTGTTCATTTGGGGGAGTGAAAAATATCACAAAAAACAGAGCGGAAATAATAGGCAGCAGCCTAAAGGCATATTCGCTTGATGATTTTAAAAAAGTTTTTGAAAAGGCAGAACAGTCTGATTTCCTTAAAGGAAACAATAGCAGAAATTGGTCGGCTAGCTTTGATTGGCTGATTAAGGAAGATAATATGGCTAAAGTCCTTGAGGGCAAATATGACAGCAAGCAGAACAAACAGTCAAATAAGTTTTGTGACTTTCCGCAGCGACAGTACGATTTCAGCAATGATAAAGAGCTGATAATAAAAAATTGTTAAAGGAGTGATAAAGAATGGAATTAGAAGAAATACTCAAAAATTTGGAACTAAGTGGTGGAATTGTAATTACCGGCATTTCAAGAAGAGTTACAAACTTCTTAGCAGCTCTTAATGAAGCCACAGAAACCCTTAGAGGATTAATGCGGACGGATGTGCTGGATGCAAATACGAGGATGTTCCACCACATTGTACGCCGTGCGATAAATGTAAGAGAAATTGCCCTGATTTTTGGGAAAGTGAGGAATAGTGAAGCAATTAAAGAGTTTCAGCAAAATATTGATATGCCATTTGGAAGTAACATATCAAGAGAAGCGTCTGAACTTGCAGTATGGGCACTTGAAAAGCAGATACCAAAGAAACCGATATTTGATTACAACCTTAGTGATACGCTTTCAAAATTTCATTGTGAATGCGGAAAAACAATTAAGGTTAATCACGATGCAGGAATAATGGATGACAACGATGCACCAAATTACTGTAGCAGATGTGGCTGTAGATTAGATTGGAGTGATGAAGAATGAGGTTAAAATACGACAAAACAACAAGGGCTTGGTTTAATAGTCATATATGTCAACAGACAACAGTTTGCCGGTGTGAAAAGTGTGGATTATTTTATAAGCCAAGTTTAGGACATAAATGCAAAGCAAAGGAGTGATGAAGAATGAGACTAATTGACGCAGATAAAGTAATAGAATGCCTTGAAAAAATTATAAAAGATAATTCTTATTTTGTTGACGCAAGGTACATTAGAGGCGTGCAGGAAGTGATAAAAGAGCAACCGACAGCTTATGATATAGATAAGATTGTGGAAACCTTGAAAGAATTAAGAGACAGATTTGATGAAAAAGACTTTGCAATTCGTGGGGTCATAGAAAAGACGATTGAGATAGCAAAGGCAGGCAATGATACCAAAAATAATCTTAGAAGAGAAGCATATCTTAAGGCTTTAGAGGATTATCACGATTCCGTGCAGGACAGGTGTATAAAATGGGCGTCAACATTTGGTCGACGTGAACGGCAACTCATCCCCTGCTTAATAAAAGAGAGCAATGCAATTTTTCAGATGCTAAAGGTAGGTGCTAGCGAGATTGAATAATTATCAAAACATAGCAAGAGCCAAGGCGATAGAGAAGAGCAATAGGCAAAAGCTACTAAAGATAAATCCACAACTTGATGACAAGAGTGGCATTTACTTTTTAACTAGAGTTGACGAGAATGGCATTCCTTATTTTTACATCGGGCAAGCATTACACCTATCGCAGAGGATGTGCGGACACCTTGTAGGGTATCAGCACATAGATTTATCAATCAAGAAAAGAGGATTTTACAGTGAGGAAAATCCCTATGGTTGGAAACTTAATTTTATTCATTATCCAGCAAATGAGCTTGACAAGTGGGAGCAGTATTGGATTTTGAAGTACACTCAAAAAGGTTATCAGTGCAGATATAATAAGACAGCTGGCGGTCAAGGAGAGGGCAAGGAAAAGATAAATGAGTTTAAGCCCTCTAAAGGCTATAGAGACGGCATACAGCAGGGCAAAAAGGTGTTAGCAAGGGAATTATCCTCTATCGCTGAAAAGCACCTTAAAATCGAATTGAGAGAGGATAAAGCTAATAACAAAGTATCGCAGAAACAGTATGAGAAGTTTATGGATTTATTGAAAGTGGGTGAAAGCGAATGACGAGTGTAGAAGAATATTTATCTAAAGCAAATGATGAGTATAAAAAGAGCGAAGAATATAGAGAACTTTCCAATAAATGCTTTAATAATTACGCAGAACTCATGGCAATATACAGAATAGAAAGTGTGAACAGAGTTCTTGACTTTATAAGAGATGAATATAGGGTAGGAAGAATTTGCGACCTTGAAGTATTATTATGCTATTGCCAAAACAAGCTGAATGGAAATATTGACGGAACAGAATTAGACCTTGACGGACATTTAAGAGGTGTTCCTTTTTTGAAAGCGGGGGAAAGTAATGCTAATACCAACAGTTAAAGCTAAAGAGTTTGAAAAATTCGGATTTAAGAAGTGCAAGGGCAAATATGGTAAGCAGGGCTGTTACTATTTGTGCGTTGCTAGAGGGTGCAAAATGCTTTTTGTGAGTAATGTGTATTTTGGCGTTAATGATTGGAGAGATAATGACCCAAGAATCCACAAAGACGCAAATTGCAGGTACAGAGACAACAGGACATATCTTGATATTATTTATGAGCTAATCAAGGCAGATATGCTTGTAAGCGATTGTGTGAAAGTAGGTGATTCAGAATGAAAAGGAATGATTGCATAGAGGTATTAGACCACTTAAAAGAAAAGCTGAAAGAAAAAGATATAATTGCTGTACAGGATAGTGAAGATGATTATAAATGTCCTGTATGCGGTCAGATTTTTACAGGAGAAGATATTATCAAATACTCTTACAAGTGGTGCTATAACTGCGGTCAGAGAGTAGATTTTACTCTTCCGAGAAACAGATTTAACTAACTAAAAATCAAAGGAAGGAATAGGTTGTCGCGACATAAAACCGAGGTTTCCTTTTGGTAGATTTATGAATTTTGATAATTATTCTTGTGATAATCAAATGTCTATATTTGACTTCACAAGAGAACCAATTAGCATTAGAAAGCCTATCCGCTTGATAGAATTATTCGCCGGCTACGGAAGTCAGGCAATGGCACTAAAGAGAATAGGCGCAAAATTTGAGCATTACAGAGTTGTGGAGTTCGATAAGTATGCCATAGCAAGTTATAACGCAGTACATGGCACAGATTTTCCCACAATGGACATAACAAAGGTTCATGCAGAAGATTTGAATATCTGCGACACAAATGCATTCACTTACTTACTTACTTACTCATTCCCTTGTACGGATTTATCAGTTGCCGGAAAACAAGCCGGAATGTCTAAGGGTAGTGGTACAAGAAGCGGTCTACTGTGGGAAGTTGAGAGAATACTAACAGAAATCAGAGATAGTAACGGAGAATTACCACAGATTTTATTCATGGAGAATGTGCCACAAGTACATAGCCAGGATAATATGCCTGATTTTAGGAAGTGGCTAGATTTCCTTGAAAGCTTAGGTTACACAAATTACTACCAAGACTTGAATGCTAAAAATTATGGTGTAGCACAAAATCGTGAAAGATGTTTTATGTTTTCATTCCTGGGTGAGTACAATTATCATTTTCCGCAGCCTATACCACTCAAAAAGAAGCTGAAAGACTATCTTGAGGATAATGTAGATGAAAAGTATTACATCAACAATGAAAAGGCTGACAAGCTGATAAAACAGCTTATTGACAATGGTACATTACCACAACACAATCTTGACAGACAGACAGACAGACAGACAGACAGACAGACTTGCGTTGACGGAACAATCAATAAGCCAAAACAGAGAGAAGTTGCAAACTGTATCAAGGCAAGATATGACTGTGGAATATCAAACTTGCGGTCAGATGGAAACTTGGTTGTTAAAGGATATGGGAGAGACGGCAGGCAAACCGATTGATGTAGCTGTAACTCTTAGGGCAAGAGATTATAAAGGCCTTGATAACTATGGAAGTAATGGAGTGATTGAAGTAATGGCAGATGTAAATGTAATAGGCTCTCTTGAAGCAAAATTTGAGAGCACCAGCAGAATTTATGATGTGGGGGGTGCAGTCCAACATTGAGTACAATGCAAGGTGGTAATCAAGAGCCAAAAATACTTGAAGCAAAGCAGTTAGGATTTATGGATAATGGCACAGGCAAACATCAATCAAACACAGTATATGATGAAAATGCACTTTGCCCTAATATCACAACAGTTGAGGGCGGTGGTACGCAACAGATTAAGGTGTGTGAAAGTCAGATAGTTGCTATGCGTGGCAGAAATCCTGATAATCCGTCAGATAGAACTGTAGGAAGTCCGACAGAACAGAGATTAGAGGTAAATATGCAAGGTACAAGTAATTGCTTAACGAGTGTGCAGAAAGATAACATGGTTCTTGAAAAACAAGGCATATCCACTAAAGGCAAACAGAATGACATTGCAAGTACAATTTTGAGTGGTTACGAACGCAGTAATATGACCGGGTTTAATGCAGATAATGCCGTTATTGAAAAAGTCGGTCAAATATCAAGCAATGGTTCCCAATGCAGCACAGTTATTTCTGATAACGGCATATCTGCTAATCTTGTAGCTGGCACACACGGATATGCGAATAGCCATATTGCCACACAATATCGTATCAGAAAGCTAACACCGAGAGAGTGCGGACGGCTGATGGGTGTATCTGATGAAGATATTGACAAAATGGCAGCAGTCAACAGTAATACGCAACTATATCGTCAATTCGGAAATTCAATAGTTGTGCAAGTCATGTGTGCTATGTTTAAAAATTTGAATATCAAGCAAGGAGATACAGTATGAAAGACGAAACAAAGCAGGAAATACAGTAGCAAAATAAGAAAGGAAACGCCAATATGAGTAGTTCAAAAGAAGAAATAGCAAGACGAGAGGGAATGTCCTATGCGTTCAGATACGCAAAAGAACACGGACTTGACGGACTTGAAAAAGAGCTGAAATACCGAGGGGCATACGAAATACCCCTCAAAATATCAAATAATGATTTGCAGAAATTCACAGACAATGCCAAAAATATGATGTTAGACACAGTTCTGATACTTGCCAGTATGACATTGCACGATGAATTTGGTTTTGGCAGGGAGAGATTGCAGAGGTTTATTAAGAGATTCAATTTCAAGGCAGAGTGTATCGGAGAGGGATATACGAATTGGAAAGAGCAGATTGACATTCTTAAGGATGAATGTGGACTTGAATATCAGATAAGGATGAATGATAAAAACGTTAGAATGGAGAAGTGGAAATGATAAAGTCTGAAAGTGATTGCCTGAATTGCGGATTGCCGTGTAAGTATGAATTATGTCCACATTATAGAATTAGACGTCTGTATTGTGACAAATGTAAAGACGAGGTGGATAAACTGTATAAATACGGCGAAAAAGAATTATGTGAGGATTGTTTAATTAAGGAATTTGAAGTTGTTGAATTAGAGGAGAACTAAGTATGAAACTCAAAGAAGCTATATTGGATTATTCCGGGGAGTGGGTGTATGTAGGGGCAACGAGTGGGTATGTCTATATCGGCAGGCGCGAGGAAGCCTTAAAAGGTTTAGAAAAGGAATCCATTGAAAGATATTGCAATCTGTCAATTAACACCATTCCGAAGTATGAGGCAAAAATGGAGTGGATTACAAAAAGGTGCCAAACCTTGAAAGAAAAGGCTAAAATCGACATAGCCTTTGGAAAAATGTATAGGCAAGCCGAAGAATACAGGAAAAGCCTTTTCTTACATTTAACAGAGGCAAAAAAATACAGGGATAATTACATTGAATTTAACGAAAGAGAAGTTGTTGAGGAATACAATCAGGACGCACTTAGACCTTTTGGCAGGGTTTTTATTATTAAGGGTAATGAGAGAGGAAATTGGTTTTATGGGGAGAGTAAGAAATGAATAAAAATTATCTCAACAACGTAAGGCTAAGAGAACGAAGACTATCCGCCCACCAATGTTTAGCCTGTGGTAAACAGTTAGAAGAAGATTATACTTCTATATACTGTGAAGCGTGCCGCGAAAAGCGAAATAAAAATGCAAGAGAAGAGCGAAAATGGTATCAAGGTCACAAAATATGTCCGAGATGTCGCAGAATCGAAATAGGCCCAAGTGAAAGTTGCTGTCCAGAGTGCAGAGCTAAGTTGTGCGCAAACGTAATGAAGAACAGAAAACGTGAGCAATACAACGAAGAACATGCTGTTTGGAGTAAAAAAGCCTATGCAAATTGTGTCGAAAATGGTATTTGTACACGATGTCGCAAAAGAAAAGCCGACAATGGCTACAGAACGTGTGGAATTTGCCGTGAAAAAGACGGAGTGACTAGGCAGGTAAGAAATAACGCACAGTTCAACCGGGAAATAAAAGAAAAACAAGGTTTATGTTGCTTCTGTAATGAAAAAGCCTTGCCCGGATATAGAGTGTGCCAATTTCACTACGATATGTGCATTGACAAGTTAAAAGACCCTAAATGTGTTGCCAATAGAAAAAAATCAAAACTAAGGAGCATAAAATTTTGAAAACAAGAGAATGTATAACGTGTAAACACTTTTTAATCTGCAGCGGCAAGGAAAATGACAAACCTTGCGTTAAGTACGAAGCAAGAAATAAAGAGAATAAAGAGAAAGAATAGGAGAGAATGGCTTATGAAGTTATCAGAACTGACTAAGCCGGAACTTGAAAAAATCAAAGAAAATGCCAATTTTACTGATGAGGAATTGAGAATTTTTAAACTTTTGTCGCAGGATAAAAGCATAACTGATATTGCGGTGCGTATGTCCGCAAGCAACAGGACAATAAACAGGAAAATCAGTAAAATCAAGCAAAAGATTAGTAAGTTGGAGGTTTTAAATGATTAAAGTTACCCAAAACGGAGTAGATGTGAATATAGAAAATATAACTATTCCGGACAGCTTACAAAAGATAATTGCCGAAGTGATTGACAACAAATAAATATGTGTTAAAATGTGCCGTATAACGTGATAAATGCGGCACATTTTACATAAAGGAGGATTGACAATGGAATGTGTTGCGTATATGAGGGTATCAACGGAAAAACAGGCTGTTGAGGGTAATGGACTTGATAGCCAAAAAAGAGATATTGAAAACTATTGCAGGAAAAATGAGCTTGTAATAACAGACTGGTATATTGATGATGGCTATACCGGTGCCAATATGGATAGACCGGGATTGCAAAGGCTTGTAAACGATTGCAGCCGGAAAAGAGTAAGCTGTGTTGTAGCCTTTAAACTTGACCGATTGTCGAGGAATATGATTGATGGGATATACCTTATTGAGAAAGTATTTCAAAAGTGCAATGTAGTGTTCAAATGCGTTCACGATAGTGTGAATTATGATAGTCCTATGGAGCAGGCTTACACGCAGATGATGGCTGTATTCGCACAGCTTGATAAAAATACTATGATGTTGCGTATGCGTGGTGGTATGCTTGAAAGAATAAAACAAGGTTATTGGATGGGCGGTGGCAATTTACCTTATTGCTATTCCTACAGTAAGGAACAGGGCATATTAATGCCTATCCCGGAACGTGCGGAACAGGCAAGAAAGGCACTTGAATTATTCATATCCGGATATTCAGATGTGAAAATTAAAGAAATTTGCGGTTTTAAGTCTGAACTTGTCACAAGGAATATTTTAACTGGTATAGTTAATATAGGAATGATACCCTATAAGGGCAAGATATACCAAGGCAAGCACGAACCGATTTTTGACAAAGGCAGATTTAACCTTGCACAAGAGTTGAGAAAAACTAGGGCAAAATCCAGAGCAACCTGTCAAACTGAACCTAATTTGCTGACCGGATTGTGTTATTGTGGTGTTTGCGGATGTGCTATGCGTTACCAAAAATGGACAAATGGCGAACATAAGATATACTGTATGTCCCGAAACAAGTCTATGAGTTATTTACCTAATTACAATGCAAATTGTAATAATTCACTTGAATGGGCTGATGACATAGAAAAACAGGTGGAAAAGGAAATCCTTAAAATATCATTGAATTTGTCATCGTATAAGCCAAAGGAAAAGGCGACAAAACTTGAAATTATGCAATCACAGCTCGATAAAGAACAGACTAAGTTAAAAAGATTATATAACCTGTATGCCGACGGAAACGATACAGTTTTGGAAATGATTAAGGAATCAGAATCACTGGTTAAAACAATGAAAGCTAATGTTCTATCAGAAAGCAAAAGCACAGCCAACACGCAGAAAAAAGAATTTGTTTACGAGAACATAAAAAAACTTGCCGACGTTTGGAATAACATCGACAAGAAAAAGAAAAATATGATACTCAAGACTATAATAGACAAAATTGTTATAGTCAATGGAAATATCGAAATTCAATTAAAAAATTTTTAGCACAAACTTAATGCCGTGCCTATGGCATATAGGAAGTGCTAATGCCGTATTTATCACGTTTTAACAACTGCATAATTTTAAAAATGTCGCTTATGTGTCATATATGTGTCTATTATATGTCGCTATAAGCGTCT